CGGCTTCAACTTCCTCGCTGATCTTGCCGTGAACCAGCTTGTGCACCGGCTGATAGACGGCCGCATGCGCCATGGTCAAGAAGTCCTCAAACAGTTGGTAGAACTGATTGGAATACTCTGCCTCTCTGAGTTTCTTGTAGAACTCATGCTGCTCGGGAGTTTTGAAGTCCCGCGATGTGAAACTCATTCCTTTGCCTTTAATTCTTTCGGCAGACCAATCCGGTTAAGACGGCTTGCCGAATCAATCGCTCGGTCGATGTCGTTCAGCATTTCCCGAAGGCCAGCGAACTGCTCGTTGATTGTGTTGCAATCATGCTCCGAGTCCGGTTCTCTCGAGTAGAGCGTTGCTTGGCCTACCCGAAGAACGGCTCGGGTTGTTACTTTTTCATCCTTGCTTTCGTCTATCCACACTAAGCGTGCGTTTGCCACATATTGTATCTTCATGTTTTCTTATTCTCATTGGTTTATTGTTACTTGAAATCCCATCGCCCGCAGCGCCGCGAAACCGATTATCTTCGGCACGGCGCTCCGCTTGAACGGGACTTGCTCGTTTGCTGCTTGGATGATGATTCGGCTAACCTCATCAATCACCGCGTTGTCGTTCGCCACGCGCCTGACATTGGCGATAAATCTTTCTTGAAGGCGCGCCATGGCGTCTTCCTGCCACAGCACCGCGCCATTGGGCAACACCTGCTTGACCGCAGCCGACTCGGTTACGGCTCTGACCACCAACTCCGAGAATTTCTCCATCGGAGACCCTTGGATGGTTCCGTCCAAGGGTTACCAGCGACCAGCGGTCCGCCGCTTTATTTCGGTCACCCACGCTTCCACGGCTGGCGTCTGGCCGCCGCCGTCAAGGGTGCCGACAATTTGGCGAAGCAATTCTTCGGATGGGTTGAATGGGTCGCCCGCATACGGCTCTTTGGTGACTGCCGGTGCTGTTGTTGTGCCTTCTGTTGGTGTTTCTTCGGAATGTTCTTTTTTAGCCATGCCGCGACTATGACACAGGTTCAGACCGGCTCAAGCTTGTAACTTTTGCCGTCAACAACTGCCGGAATCCCAGGCCAGAGCTCGTAGAAGTAAACCAGCCGATCATCGCCTGTATTGTAAGTGATTTCGGGGTTAACGATCTTGGCGAGGCAATAGGCCGCTTCGCCCGTAATGTCGTCCGGCCCGATGTCGCCGACCAGCGCGTCATGCTCCACCTTGCTGGACAGGTTCGTCAGCCTCGCCATGCACCCCATCACCGCTGGCGGCACCATCGACCGGACTTGCGGCGGGACCACGATGTATTTGTCTTTGTCCGCGTTCAGATATTTCCCGCCGTTGTAATACGCGGTTTGGTTTTGGTAGGTCTGGTCGCCGTGGCTCGGGCCTGTGCCATCGTTGCATATATCCAAATCGCTTACGAAACAGACGTAGTAGCCTTTCGGAGAAGCATAGATGATGACGCTGCCGATGGTCAGGAGCGGTTGCAGTCGGTAAGCCTTGATGTGATCGTTCAACTTTCTTTTCGTGCTCATATTCCATAAACCCTTCCCCGCATTACCACGGCTTTGCGTCGGCTCAAGCCGTAACTTACTGAATCGAAGGCGTGATCTTCGGCGTCGGTGTCCACGTCCTCGGGATTATGCGGGTCAACCGGCAGCGCTTTGATTGTCCGGATGAAATTGTGGCAGCTGGGAAAAACCTGCAAGCTGGGCAACGGATTGCCAGCCTTGTCGTTCTTTTCCAACGGATTGGGCGACAACAAGCGGTGCATCAGTTGCACCCGCATCACTCGCGAATCTTTTCCTTTCTCAACCGGCCGCCAATAGCAACCATAGCTATTCATGGTCGCAGCGCGGCTCGGCTTACCGGTGCCGACATCGCTGAACGCCGCTGAATCCATTTCGCCGTCCAGCGCGTCCTCGTTTGCTTCAACCAGCCCGTCGCCCCAATCCCGCATAATCATTCGGTCAATCCGGTTGATCTCGACCGCAGCGGCCTCTGGCAACAGGCCAGCCTTATAAAGCTCGGCGATCAGATAGAACGTGCCGGTGTCTGGGTTGCGGGTAATCCAGTGGACCGATAGCGGCGAAGCGTAGCCATCGTCACCGCCTCGCCAGATTTCCCATGACGCAGGAATCGGGAACGGATGGATGCCGTTCTGCCCGACAATGTGACGGTTGTCCCGCCATTTGTCGGTGAACATCGCGCCTGCGACATGATCCCAATCGCCTTCCTTCATCGCCAGGATGAGCGCAGGATCGCCCAACCCTTCCAAGCGGTTCATGTATTCCGGGTCGTTTGCCATGCCGATCGGATTATCCTCGGCGCGGGCCGGAATGAATTGCCGGACCATTCCGCCTTCGCTGACCGGCGCTTGCCAAACTTCAAACTGCGCCGATGTGCTTGGCCGTTTCCCGAACTCTTCGGCTGGCATCCAAGTCTGCTTCACCCAATGATGGCCGACGCCGCCCGGATTGGTCGCACACAGAATGCGCGGAAACATGAAGCGATACTGGTCAGGCACAACGAAGTTGCCCAAGCGAACGCGGTGACGGAGAAACCGATACATCACTTCTTGGAAATGCGTCAGCTCGTCCATCAGCAGGAAATGGATCTCCGTGCCCTGATAGTTGGCCAGATCGTTCTCATGGTGCATGTGGCGCAGGAAGATGTTGCTCCCGTTCCAGAACCGGATGTCGCGGCTATCGATGATTCGGCATTGCCGCTTATTCAAGGCGTCAGAGAGCATCACTCGGAAGCTGCTCGGCCCTTCCATGTGATTGCTGATCAAATCCGGATACTGGCGCCGGAACAAATAGCATTGCAGGCCTTTGATGATGCCACACCAATGAATCGCGGCGGCTCGGAGCAAATAGGATTTACCGCCGTAAACCGCCCCGCCGTAAAGACACTCGGTCGCTTCGGTCAGACAGGCCTGTGTCTGCCGAGGCTGCATCTCAAGTTGCGGCCAGTCGCTACGCTCCGTCGCCGTCTGCTCCGTCGCTTCCGTCTCCGTCATGTTTTTGTTTCAGTTTCTTGGCTTCCTTTTTGGCCTGTATCTCCCGCGCCTTGACCAGCCGTTCACGCGGAAAGGTCAGCGCCTCGGTCAGCGTCTTGCCGCCGGTGTTGAAGACCCAAACCATCCGCATCCCTCCGCTCCCATCCGGCTCGGGCGCACCGAACATCGACTCACGCGGGTAGAGGCCAAGCAGGGCCGCTTTCTCTTTCTCGTGGTTCGCAATCCTATCCATGTAACGCCCGCGCTCGGCGTAGAGCGCGTAATCGCCGTATCGTTTCGCTTTGGTCAGGCTCGCGCTGGTCAGCCGTTTGTCGCGGTCAAAGAACTGCGTCTGCGTCTCGGACTGCTCCTTTGATTTGGCGAGCGACGCTTCAATCTCCTCGATATGCTTCCTGCATTCCCATATTAGACGATTAAGGCGCGCGATCTGGCGCGCAACCAGCTCGTCCCGTGCGTAGAGCTGGGTCGCTTTATGGCGTTGAATGACCAGCTTGTAATCGTCCCGAATCTGGTCGACGCCGACCGTTGGCTGGCCGTTGGCGTAACGGCCGCCTTCGTAAGCGTCACGGATTGCGGCCTCGATCTCTTCGTAGGTCAGGTCGTTGTACGCGCCTTGCGCGACAATCGCCCGATCCTTTTCCCGCTCAATCTCAGTCCGCTTTTGTCCCCGCTTTTTCTGTAACTTTTTCTCGTTGTTCGTGTTCACTTGGGAACTCTATATGCACCCGCGCACCGCTCGCCTTGCCGATGGCGTGAAAGGCAACCTGCAACGCGAGCTGCAAGTCACGCGGGATATCTTGGTAGGCATGGTCAATCAGCAGAATGGTCGTGTTGACCTTCTTCCGCTTCCTGATCCTGATCGTTTCCCAACCCATCAGCGCAAAGACATCGCCAATCAGCTCGATCATTTCCTTTGCATCCCAGTTGCCGTTCAGTTGGAACGGAGCGACATCGAACACCACGCCTGGCTTTTTCTCCGGCGCATGCAAATCGACCACAACTCTGCGCTCAAAGTAGTGGCCGAACTCTTTGCAAATCCGGCCAATGGCCGACATATTCTGGCCCAAGCTGCCGATCACCAGCCGGACATCGTGTTCATGAACGTCGATCCCAACTTCCATGATCGTGCCGCAGGTCACAATCTTAACCCGCAGGTCTTTCGGGTGGTAAATCATTCCGGCAATCAGCCGCTTGACAATGTTTTTAACCAACACCTCCGGCGTTTCTTTATCCTTCATTGTGCGTCACCTCGTGGCGACTGCTACGCCATGACGCAAACAAAATCAATGCGACAGACCTAAAGGCTTGTCGCGGCGGGACGGTTCCGTTTCTGACGGCGACGGTTTCAATCCAAGCGGATCGTCGTCATCCTTGCGCAGCCACCACGGTCGGCGTGTCGGTTTCGGTGTCGCGTGTGGTGTCGCCGATGCGACCGCTGTCGCTGTTGGCTTTATCACGATCTTGTGGCGCTTCGGTGTCGCGGCTGGTGTCGTAGTCGGCGTCGGCGTTTCGTCTGGGAACAGCTTGGTCGTCACCGCGCCGTTGGGCGTGATGAAACTGTTAGGTCCCGTTTGTATTCCCACCGTTGGCGTGGGCGTCGGCGTTGCCACAGATTCCGGCGGCACCCATCCAGGCATGTCGCGGTTAAGGAGTGACGGAATGATTGTCGGCTCGGCGTAAGCCTTGCTCTGCTTCTCATCATATTCCTGCACCCACCGCGCATAAGCCTCGGCCTGTTCTCCCGGCTTATTGGTCATCACGCCCTTGTTGTTATAAACCTCAACGGTTTGCCCATAGACAACCGTTGCCATCATTGCTATTGCTATCGTCATTATCTTCATTTACTTATTTTTCCTTCTGTTTTTTGTTTATCCTAACTCCTACCCCTACCCTTGGATGGTTTCATCCAAGGGTTAAACCTCGCCTGCCTTGCCATGCCTCACCCAATCAAGCCTGACTTCTTCTAGCCTAGTCCTTCGCGCCTGCGCCTTGTCTGCCTAAGCTCATTCACGTCCATGTCATGTCTAGCCGCGTCATAACGCGACAGGCCACCTCGTGGCAATTGCTCCTATCCGTGTCTGCCGTGCCTTGCTCCGCCAAATCTCGGCTTACCGGCCCAAGTTCGGCCCGATCTCCCAGGCCAACTTCAGACGCATCGCCCGCGCCCGATCCAGCCTCGTCTGCCTTGCCTTGCCTCACTCCCGACGGACGCAGTCTGGACGTACCAAGTCTCTCCTCCCGAAACCCCGCCATTCCATGTCTGCCTTGCCTTGTCCGTATCTCATCTAGGCTGCCTTCAATAAGCGTTCAGCCCGTACCAAGACATCGCTTAACATTTCATCGAGTTCTTCCTTCAACCCGACCGCAATGGCGATATTGTGAGCGCGCTCCAATGATGAGCGAACCCGCTGCGCTTCGCTTTTCAGCGCAAGCAAGGCCAGTCGCCTGTCCTGCTGTAGTTTGGTCAGTGCAATGTGCCCCGCCTCGTTGCCAGCCTTACTCGGGTCACGAACATACATCGGCGGTTCAACAACTACATCGTCAACCACGATCTCAAGTTTGTAGCTTTCAATTAGGGCGAGAGACTCATCAAGCCGATAAAGAATGCCACACTTACTGTCATTCCAAGTAAAATGGCGATGGAGCGGATTTTTAGGGTTTGCCGCCGCCTTCACCACGTCTTCCTTGTTTAACCTTCCTGCTTTTTCCAGCTTGCGCAATTCAGCTATGTCGCGCTTCTGCAATTTAGTTGGACTCATTTCTTGTCTTCACCTTCTTTCTTGGCTCGACCACGGCGTTCCATTTCTTCCTGATACCAAGCGAACAATTCTTCGCTATCAATGTCGTAGAAACCAGGATCCTTCATTGCTTTCTCTTGCTCTTCCCTGCCGCCGTCAGCCATGATTGGTTCAATGGCTTCCGGCGTGGTCAGGATGAATTGACCATAGTTTCCGCGCCCTTTCTGTGGCCGGAAATCACCAACTCCGATTATTTCGCCCGCTGCCGCAAACAAGTCCCGAACCTGCTTGCCAGTCAGAAGCGGAATCTGAAACAGGATAGTGACAACTGCAGCCCAGCGCGGCACAATCAGGCGGGTCCGAACGTCCGGCGTCCGATTCATGTCGGAGTTCCGAACCACGCTCATGACCAACTGCGGCACGCCATAGATTGGAACATACTCATCCTCAATGTAGGTAAGTCTTCCAATCTGCGCTTTGGCCGCACCCGGTATGTCAACCGCAACGTCGCGCAACGCGCCCTTGAATGCCGTGGCTGGCATTCCAAGCAGCGTTGGCGCTTCGGGATCGCGCATTAGATGCGCGCTAGCCCGAAATTCTTCAAGCGGGTTGTGCTTGGTCGAGCCTTGTTTCTCGGCCTTGGTTTTTGGCCCCGAAGGAAGCAGTAAGCCTTGAATGACTTTCTGCGACATTCGGTTCATTATCAGCGGCGTTTTACCGATGATATAGAAGGTGACGCGCCCGCGTTTAAGCTGAGTCAACTCTGCTTCAGGCGCGGTTTCACCGTCTAATTTGCCAGTTTTGAACCGACTTGCTAATACCGGAGCAAACGCTCCGACTCGGTTTTTCGATTTTTGTTTCTTAACTGCTTTGTGCATTTTCTCTTTCCTTTCATTGTTTCTGTTTTCTAACTAACCCCTAACCCTTGGACGTTTTCATCCAAGGGTTCCCAACTGTAAAAGATCGCAGTACTCGTCCATTCGCCTGATCAATCCGTCAATCATCGCTTCGTCTATTTCGTCGCGTTCCAGCCGGCGCCGGAACATCTTCAGGTTGTATTGCATGGTGAATAAGATCGGCAATTCCCGCGCTCCACGACGGTCAATCACGGTGAACAACGCCTCAATAACCCGCTCCGTAAACTTGTTCTTCCCCACATCGTCCAGGAACAGAATCCTCGGCTCCACCGCAGCCTTGAAAAACTCGGCCTCCTTGCCGTCTCTGAACGCCGCGCTCGCCTGCGACCCGAACGCGGTCGAGTCGAACATCTTGATCGTATCGCCTACGAAGTAATACTTTTTCAGCAGCATGTAGGCGAGCCGCGTCTTGCCGATGCCGGTCGGTCCGACCAGGCGCAGGCTGCGCTCGTCCATCGGATGCTCAAGCACGCGCTTTATCATTATGACCGGAGCGGGCAATTTCCGCAGCACCGTTTTCCGGTATCGCTTGGGGCAGAACGCCAGCCAATGCGGGTTATCCTCCGAAGACATAATCGCCTCCCCTCTTAGTTTTGGCGTAACGCTTGTGATAGTTCATCCACGCCAGCTTGCGCCCGCTGATGAGCGCTTGTTCGCGGGATTCGGCGAACGTCTCAAACATTTCGATCCGATCCTTAACGTCGATCACTTCGACCCGCCACAACCCTTCCTCGAGATCAACCGCCCGAACGCTCCAGCCGAGCGGCGATCTGTCGGTATGAATCAATGGCGGGCAACGACCAACCTCACTAATCCTGGCCGTCCCTTTTATCCTTGGTCTAACCTTGGAGTGAAATCCAAAATCAGACTGCTTTAACTCCTTACGCTTCATATTTTCCTTTCTCTCTCGCGCACGCGTGGGCGCGTTACACCCCAAGCGTGTACTGTTCAGTTAGATATATTCTTATCTTCTTATTCTCAATGATACTGTAAGTATCATCCTAAGTGCGCGTACGCGCGCGCGCACTTGGGTGGCTTTGATTCCCGTCTTTGCCTCTTTCCGGCAGACCGTTGGTCGGAATGTAGGCTGGGAAAGTAACCAGTCGGTTACCGTTCCCGTCATCATCCAGACCGATCTGAATGATGCGCGGCCGCCACAGCTTGCGCGTTGCTCCACGCGAATCCTTGCCGACCCGCTTGGTCCAACTCCACAGCTCAAACAGGTTGCCGGTTCTCAGCCATGGCTTGAGCATCTTAGAGGCTTTCGACTTGGCCATGTGCGTTGTGGTTGAGCCGGAGAATGTCTGGATGCCGACGAGCGCGCTTCCTTGGATGCAGAGAACGTCGATAATGCCAAACAAATCGACCCGCCTACCTAGCTTCCAGTTGCCTGCGACCGGGATCCATTTCTCGACCGACTGGCAAAAGAAACCTTGTTCTCTCAGGTAAGCGATTGCTCTTGTTGATGTATTTCTCATGGTTGTGTTTTCCTTCCTGCTATGACCGAGAGCAGCAGGTGCTTCATCTGCGCTCGCGGCAGTTGTTCCACAATGTCGTGGCAATGATTGCACGCTAGGACGACAATCCAGAGTTCTTCTTCAGCGATGAACCTGCGCTTGTCGTAGTGGGCGAATCCGAGGGCGTTGTCGCGCCAGCAGCCTTTGAATCCGAGCTCACAGGTGATGATGCCTGCTTGCTCAAACCGCTGCTTAAGCACGGCGCGAATGTTCGCCCAACGGATTGTTTTCTTGCCCGCCCGAAGCGGAGACCTCTTCAAGTTGAAGTAGGGATTTTGAACGATGGAACTAACCAAGGCTTGCGTTCTTTGTAAACCACCAGTTTGCCCATCCTCAGTTCCAGCATTTCCTTACCCCGCTTTTTCCCGTACTTCTCGATCATGGCCGTTTCCAAACTGGCCGGCGACATCTTCATTGCTTCCGCAACAACTTCTTCGCCGAACAGTTTCTGCGCCAGCGCAATCGCTCTCGCTTCACTTGACCAACTGCGTTGTGACGACTCATGCAACTTCCAGCCCTTGATCGCCAACGGATCCTTGATCGCAACCTCGACATACTGGTCAAGGTAATGCACACACATATCCTGCAAATCCTTCAACTCGCGGATATGCAAGCCGCGTTCTTCCGGTGTCCGGTTAATGATGTCGGTGTAACCGCGATCCTTGACCGCCTGCAAGTTGGCGAGAGCTTTGGCTTTCAGCCATTGCTTGCGCTCCAAGCAGGAGTGCCGGACGCCGCACCAGCGGCATTGGATTTCGCCGGGCGTGAGCGGCTGATCCTTCTCTTGAATCAGCGCGACATACCCGCGTATCGTCTGCACCATGAGCGAGGCTTGCTCAGGAGTGAACTCGGCCACTTCGTAGAGCGTGTCAGTGTGGTGCGGATGAATCAGCGCGGCGATGAACCGCTTCCGTTCGCCCAATGCGATGAACAATGACGCGACCTGCGCCTTGACCTGCCAGTTGATCTCGATTGGCACGACCTCGCCGAATCCTGTCTTGTAGTCGATCATCATCGCCTCGTCTTTGGTGTCCAGGACGCGGTCGTGCTGCACGCTCCAAAGCGGGTTGAACTTGTCATCGACATCGAACAGGCGCGGCATGAGCTGAATCCGCTTGTTCAACTCCTGATCTGTGGTCGCCTCCCAATACGATGTGGACTTCTCAAAGCTGTATCTCTCGACCAGCTTTCCTTCGGCGTACATGCAGCTGCTCGCCGTCTCCGCATCCGAAGGGACCAAATCCGACAAGTCCGACTTGGCGAGAGCCGCGTGAATCCTTTCGCCACGCCGCATGGCGTCGCTTGGCTCACGCTCCGGCAGACCCTGCTCGGCCTGCCACTTGCCCAAGCAGCGGAAGCAGGAATCGAACCCGCTCCCGCTCGGCAGATATGCCGCTAGCTTGTCATGGTTTGGCGTCGGACTAATCCCAGCTCTTTTCGCGCTCGTCGATTTCATCGCCGAGTTCCTCCAAGGCCAGGCAAAGCGCGGCGTCGAGCAGGACGTCCGCTTCCTTGTAACGGCCTTTCCATTTCTCCGGTGTCCACTTGTTCACGTACCAGCTGAGCGATTTGGTTTCCAAATCCTCCAGCCGAACGCCGCTGTTCTTGCCGAAGTGAACCGGCACTTCTCCCCACGCCTCGTAGCCGAGTCGGGCAAGGATTTTTTTCGGCGCTTCTGCCGTGACCGGCTCGCGAGTGCCGGTGTCCTGGCTCTGATCTTCCTCTGCGATTCGGCGTGTGGCTTCGCGCTTGGTTTCGCGGCTCTCTTTCTTGACGCCTTTCTTCGGCTTCTCCGCTTCCTCCCAAGACGCAATCAGCTTCTTGGGCAAGGCGAGCAGCCGACTTACGGTTGACGGAATCAGGTCTTCCAATTCCTCGGCCGACTCGTCAGCCATCTTGCCTTTGATTGCGCATTGAACGATGAACTCCTCGGGTATCTGTTCCTCGCTCGCCCATTTCCGCAACGCGCCGAGGTTGCCCTTGGCGTCCTCGTCTTTGCCCGACTTGCGCTCATGTGAAGCGTAGTCGCGGGTAGGCCGGTGCTCCGGCTCGCGCTTGGCGGCGTGTCCAGCACCGGCGTCTGTGTGCTCATCAGCTTCGGCATCCTGGCCTTCGGCGATGAACAGGAACTTCGACAGAGCCGACTTATGCGCACCGGTAATGGCCTTCGCCATCGCCTTGTCGCCCGAGTCCATGCCCTGCCCGCCGCTACCGAACTGGATTTCCTGGCCTGTCTCAATGTCAATGAACCGATGGTTTGTGACCAGCGTGACCAGCGTGTCGAGGTTCTTCCTCTGCACTTGCCTGATGTCACAGGTCACAATGTTCATTGTGTAGAGCAAACCAGCGCTTATCATCAGCGGTCGGAGCGCAGCTACGATCTGATCTTCGGAGAAGTAGTCGTAGTTTTGATGCTCGTTGTGACCGCCTTTTGCAAGCTGTGGAAAACTCTTAAACATCTTCGACAGCTCTGGCAGTATTGTTTCTTTACTCATTTATTTTCCTTTCCGACCCTTGGACGTTTCCATCCAAGGGTTACGCCTCAACTTTGAGGCCATCCAGATATTCTCTGAGCGCGGTCTCCTGGATGAAGTATCGCGCCCTTGGTGTTTTCCCACTCCGCACATGCGGAATTTCGTTGCGCTTCACCGCCGCCCGAATCGACGTTTCGGGAATCGCAGGGTAATCCTTGCGAACCTTCTCTAACGCCTTTCCGATTGGGATGAAGTCATGTTTGTCAATGCTCATGCTCTCATCCTCCTGCTGTGGCAAGCCGCTGCGCCCGCCGATAGACGAGCGAGACTTGCCGCTTGCTTAGACCGCGAGTAATCCCGTCCATGGCCATGGTCTTGCCCCTGCGCCACAGTTCAAAGATTTCCTTCGCGATCTTTTCCAGTTTCTCTGGCAACGCCCACTTGGTCGAGATCGACGACGGCGGGACGCTCGGCGAACCGTTGCCTTCGCTTCCATCTGGCTTTGCTGGCATTGGTTCAGGCACAGGCATCTGCGCCGGTTTCGGTTGCCTCTTAACTGGCTTTTTGGTTGGTTTCTTGGGTTGTGTTTTTGTTTTGCTTTTTGCTTTCTTTTTCATAGCTCTCTTTCTTTGTTAGACTGAACTGTTTCCAATGTGTTCCTTTGATGAGTTCAAGCGTGACGATGGAACTTTCGTAACGCAGGGGCATGAGCAGGCCTTCGCCGCCCTCAAACTTGAGAGGCATCGGGTCGGTCACGCCGTATGTTGACGGGCTGAATCTGACCAGCGGCAACTGCGCCGCCAGGCGGATATAGTGACCGTCAAACTTGCGGTGCTCGATCAAAATGCACTCTTTGGCATCAGGATTGAGCACGACTTTCTTCGGCAGCGCGGGCAGGGCAACGAACTTGCTGGTCGCCCTGACCGGCTTATTGCTGTCAACAGGGTAGCTTTCAAACACGTAAGCCGCGTTGGGCGGTGTGTAACCTGCGTTGGTAACAATCGGATATTCGGCGAGCTTGGAAACTCGCAGCGCAATCCGACCGTCGCTGACGTAAGTGTAGTTGCCCTGTGACCACGGTTGCTTTAACGCTTCGCGTTCCGTGCTGCAGAACTTCTTGAGCAGGTCGAGCCGTTGCTCAGCCTGTATCAGATCACCGATGTGGCGTTCAATGTCCATTGGACCTCCTGTTCATTTCCCGCAGCTCGGTCTTCCCTTCCTCGGTCAACCTTCCGTCTGCGAGCAACAGCACCGGATTCTTGACGAAGCCGCTTGCTTCCAGCTCGTAAGGCTCGGTGTAGATTGCGTAGGTTTTCTTTTTCCCAAGCACTGTCCAGTAGGTGTAAACCCGCCTGTACTCAGGGTCGCCGGGATAGAACCCGTTAGTGCGAAGGATTTGCTGAATGATGTTTGGTGAATCAACTGTCGCCATTATTCGCCTCCCGTCTTGATGAAGTGGTTGATCCTGTCTGCCGCAACGTCGGCTCTTTCCTCCGGCGTTTTGGAGAACAGATAGCGATCTCGGAATTGCTCAGGCCAATGCCGCAGATGGCAAAGCTTGCTCATCTGGGCTTGGTTGATGTCAAAGGCGTCGGCCATGACATAATCAATGACTCGGCCACTCATGTCGCCTTCCTCATCCTGATACTGATGTCTAGCTTCTGCCATTGTTGCGCCTGGTTCACAGAACTGAATCTTGAATCCATGGCCAGCAATGCAAGCCGCCGTTCCGCAAGGAGCCAGCTCGCTTAATGAAAACCAGTCTTCCATGTAAAAACTGGCTGGCTCGGTCAAGATTGCGTGCTTGACCGAAGTTAATAACTCTATGTTCATACTTTTCCTTTCTCTCTTTGTTGTTAACGGCAGGAGCCATCGGAATAAATCCAACATGCCACCCCGCCATGCCACGAGCACGCGCCGCTTCCGGTCGCGCTACTGGTGGTGCCGTCATTGCACATTGCGCCAATCCGGTAGATACCGAGTTGAGCCGTGCTTTCCGGCGTTATGCTCAGGCCAGCCAGCGCAATGCCAGCGGCCAGCAATAATGATGTCACTATCCGTTTCATGTTTTCCTTTCTCGTTGTTTGCTAGAAACTCAACGCTTCATCCAAAGCGCCGTCGTTCAGCAATGTTATGCGGCTGATCTTCTCCCTCACCTTGTCACAGGCGTGTTCCTCAATCGTGTTAGCCGCAAACACGATCTTCTGAACGCTTCTTGCGCCGCCAGCCCTGTGGCAGCGGCCAAGCGCCTGTTTCAAGTCTTGCCCGCTAAATGTCGGGCAAATTAGTGCGAGTCGCATCGGGCCATTGGCCTTGCCATGCAACCCGATACCGATACCGCCAGCGCGAATGTTGCAGACGATGTAATCAACTCTGTTCGCGTTGAACTCGTCCTGCATCTGCTGCCGATGCTCCTGCGTTTGTCCGCCGTGGATGAGATACGGCGTCTCCAACTTCTGCGAGAGCTCTCGGAGCGAATCCTCAAAGTTGACGAAGATGACAACCTTCATTCCTTCGGCCAAGGCGTCCTCGGCCATCTGGACCAAGGTCGGCACCTTGAGCAACTCGGTCATTTGCCGCGCCCGCAGTTGCTCGGTCAGGATGCAAGCAGCGGTATCTTTTGCCATTCTCGCTTTCAGCTTGGCAATGGCCGCGTTCATTTCCTGGTAGATGCGGTTGATCTCGTCCGTTGCGCCATTGATCTGATAGGCGTCGGCGATGATCTTAGTCTCGGGGAATCGGTCGCCCAACTCCGAGATTCGGATGCGCGAGCCGTGCATCGGGAATATCTGGCGATGAATCCTGGTCAGCGTCTCGCGACCGCCGACGAACTCGTAGCCCCACCGCGCTTTCTCAACGCCGTGGTCAAGGCACCAGCCCCAGAACATTTCCGGCTTTCGGAATAGCTTGGTCAACGTCCCGATGAATTTCATGTGAAGCGGGTTGTCCGCTGCCGTGGCCGACATCGCTATCGTCTTGTAGCCCTGCCCGAGCGCGGCCAGACCCATGGCGCAGTTCTGCGTCTTGTAGTCTTTCAGCTTGTGGCACTCGTCAAAGGCGAGCATGTAATTCGCTGGCGGTATCGCCTTGATGTTCCAGACAAACGTCCACTTGGTTCGCTTGCCCTTGGTCACCTGCTTCCACTCAGCCAACTCGGTGTTGCCGGTGCGAACCATCTCGTAGTTGATCGCTTCCAGCTTGACTCCGAGTTGCTTGGCGACCCGATGCCATGGAATGATCGTGGCCTTCGGGACAAGGGCGAGCATCCTCATGTTAAAGACGTACGCGGCCGCGAGCGCGATGTAGGTCTTGCCCGTGCCGGTGTCGGAGGCGTCGAGCGCGTCCCCGCTCGCGTCAAGCGAGGCAATGATCCGTTTCAAGTGTGGCACTTGGAAGCTGGTGTCCTGCCCGACGGCCTTGCCAAGCTCGACCAGCCTGGCCGAGATTTCATCAAACCGTTTCCTGAGCGCCGGCCTCAGTTCCGGTTCGTAGCTCTCGGTATGAATTTCCTGCCGATCATATTCCTCATACTGCCGCTGCTTCTGCTCGATTTCCTCGGCTGGAACTTCGCTCCACTTGGAGAGAGTCCAGACGTTGTTGAACTTGCTGATGGTATAGCCCTTGGACCTTAGCCAACCGCTGTTCCACAGCTGCCAGAATCCCTCCGACTCCGGCGACTTGTACTCATAACTCACCTCCCAATTCTGAACGATGCGCGGGCCGGACTTGGTGTTGACCCGGCGCGGTTCAGACCACTTCACCTTCTCGACATCGAATGGTATAACTTTCGGCACTTGAACCGACTCCGCTTTCTCTTGCTCGATGAGCTGGTTCAGAATCGACCTAATCTTCTCAATCGTCTCGTCGCCGAGTTGAAGGTGGTATTTGATGAGCATGGACGCGGCGGCTTTCAATTGCTTAGGCGAGAGCGTGGCTTGCAACGCCAGCTGCTTGCCGAAATAACTGTCGGCGCCGTTGAACCCGACATCATCCCTTGCCACCGCTCCGTCGCAGACTCCCGAGAGTTTGCGCAGCGCAGCGAGTATGACCAACTGATGCGACATCTTCGCTGTTGGTTGTTTGTATTCGGGCTTCACCGTGCTATCCCCACAATCCATTGCGCGGCATATACCGCAGCCAGCCCGAGGACGAGTCCTGCGAGCAGTCCGACTATAACCGCTTCTGTTCTTGTTATCTTCATGTTCTCATTTCCTTTCTGTTTCGCTGGCCTCATTGCCCGCGAACCAAAGTGCCGCCAGAGTTTTCCCCCTGACGGCACTCGACATTCGCAGACTGAACTCTGGAATGGTTTAGCGGCTTTTCTTGCGCTTCATCCGCTTCGCTTTGGCAGCCTGCTTGCCACTGATAATCGCTTTCACGATTGCAATGACCTGGCGGTACTGCGTGGGCGAGAACGACTCAACGAACCGCTGCCACTTCCGCTTGACCATTTCCGCGAACGGAAGAGCCTTCGGCGCGGCGCGCTTGCCCTGCTTCTTGGCCTTGACGACTCGCGCTTTCTTGGCCGCTGCCGCCAGCTTGCTCTTTCCGGCAATGACCTTATCCGCTTCGTCAGGGTCGTGCGCCACCACATCCATGGCGGCTCGCGCTTTGTGCTCGCTCGCTTTCGCTTCCCTTGCAATCGCTTCGCGGGGCAACTCCTTGCTCCCTTTCTTGCCGCTCTTCATCCGCTCCTCAGCGGCCTTGCTCAGGTCGCCAGAGCGAAGCTTGGCGACGAGAGTTATCCGCTGATCGTCGGTCAGATGGCGACGGTTGATGTTGCTCGAGATGATGAATCCAATGGGATCCTTCCCTTTGTATTCTTCCCGAGGACACTTCACCTTCAGTTCCTCACAAGCGGCCATCCGATTCCGACCATCTAACAACTGCCCTTTGTGAAAGATGACCGGAAACCTGACGCCGTTTTCCTTGATGTCGCGCTTGAGTTCGTTGAACTCCTCGCGTCCCATCCACGGAAACAACTCCGAGGCCGGATGCACTTGGTATTCAGTTTTTGATTTTGCCATTTTTCTATTTCTAATTCCCAGTCGGTTGTTGAGCAGACTCGCGGACCGACTGGGAGTGCTCCGCGGTTGCTTTGTTTTCTAACTCCTGCTTTCGCGCCGGACATTCACTCGCAACATGGAATTGCTCCGCGTTGCGGTGCGTGATCGCCGACGACTCATACATTCCGTGCTTCACTGGAAGTCGGAACTCGTTTGGTCGGGTTTTCCAAGTCTGACACCGGCCGCTCACTCGGCAGCGCACGATCTTGTCTGTGCGCCCACCGCGAGGTCCGATGACGATTCGGCAACTCCGAACCACTTCGCAATGGATATCCTCGTGGATTTTTCCATCGCCCAATGCTAACGCCTGCGCTCTAGTTATCATGAGTGTGCGTAACCATCCTTTTCTATGCCGATGAAGATTTCACCACCGAGCGCGGACTTGAACCAATGCCCGATTGCACCATCGGTAAACGGAATGAACGTCCATTCCGTGATGTCGAATGGATTGTGAAACCGCTCCGAGACATCCTTGGCTCGCAGATATTGCGCTGCGGTTACCTTGGCCATGTCAATCTCGGGTTTTGGCATCCGACTTGTCATTGCAGAAACACCCGGTGCCACCGAGTGCCCTCTTTGGCGAAGCTGTCCACCATTTCTTCAAAGGAAGACCATGATAGGTCGCCGTCGCCCCATGTTCTACGGTCAGGCTGAAGCCGGAACGTAAACCCATCTTCAGTGCGAATCCCATCCTTCGCCGGATTCCACTTCGACTCATTGAAGTGGTCCCAATTTTTCCACGCTATGGCGTTCATGGCAGGTTCGGCTGCGGGGTTGCGCTTCCGGCTGGAAACGCTTCCTTGAGCCATTGATTGGTCGAGTAGCAATGCTCGCAGACGGGCAGCACTTTCTTCAAGTGCTCATGCCACGCCCAGTGAGCGGCTTTCTGGCCGCACATGGGAAAGAACTTACACCGCTTTGGCAGTTTCTTTGGTTTCATGTTTTGCTTTCTTCGCTGCTTTTTCCTGTCGCTTCGCCCAGCACTTGTAACAGATGTCGCCGTGCAACTGTTCCTGAGGCGGCATATATTTGCCGCAATCAGCGCAGCGATGCTTGGCTTCTTCCTCACGGTCAGCCTTCTTGGCGTAACCGTTAACACGAGGCGAGAAACATCCGTTCAATCCTTCTGTAAGGACTCCGTTGATGTCGTGGTTTAAGTTCCCGAGCGCCGCAATAGGGCTGACATTGTTGTCGATTGCGAAACTGATGTAAGCCGCGCAATCTCTTAGGAACTTCTTGTATTGTTTTCTCGTTGTTTTCTTATCCATATTTCCTTTCTTAGTTGAGTTCGTCCATGGCGGACGCTTCTATCTGATCTGCGATCACGACCGTGCCGAGTTCCTGCGATTTTCCGTTAGAGTCGGCGTAAATGCCGACCGTCATCGAAAAGCCGAAGAAGCTTTTCTGGTAACGGTGACCGCCTTTCTCGGTTGCCTCGATCTGATCTTCTTGCGCGTCAAACTCGGCCTCAGGGTCGGCTTTGCGCACTTCCTGCATTTTGCCAACGATTGAGCTTGGAATATCCACTTCACTGTTAAAAGTGTATTCCTTCATCTCATCGCCGCAGCAGGCCGAGTTGCGGAGAATCCGCACTTCGGCCGTGACCGTGGCGCAATTGAGATCGCAACCAGCTTCGGTGCCTTGAATCTCAAGCTCGTTGACCTCTGGGTCTTGCGACTCAAGACCGCAGAACTTATTGCAACTTGGGCATTGTGTACTCATGCTGCCCTCCCTTCACCGACTTTGCCCTTGATCGTTGGATTGGTTCCAAGCGAACTAAGCGGCCGGCCAGCCATCGCGCAGATAAGCAGCGCGGGACTGAGTTTCTGATTGACCAGTTCGGCGAGCGTGTTCGCGCCCAACACAAAAGCGTGTTGGAGTTTCAGCGCTTGCTTGCTGTTCGGACTGATGTCATTCGCCTCTAGGTAAGAGATGAATGTTGTTACTAATACTGCCATATCATCTGTCATGTTTTCCTTTCTGCCTTACTAACAATGGTAAGGTTGTTACTTCGTAGAGGTCGTCGTCTTCGGTGAAGAATGACGCCTCGGTTTCGGTCAGCAAATCGCCGACGCGAAATTTCTTTTCGGTGCTGTAGTTAATTGCGATTTTGCTGCTGCTGATTGTGACTGCGCCGACCAGCTTGGTCAGGCGATAGTCGTTTGTGTCTGGAACTCGGAATGGCCCGAGATACAGCAACGTGATTTTGATTGGTTTCTTCATGTTTTCCTTTCGCCCAAAACTTTGGGCATTAACTTATTGTTTCTCTGTCTGTGAACCCTTGATCGCTCCAGACCAGCGCGACCAGCTTGGCCGTCTGACCGTGAAGCAACTCAATCTCTCCTGACCGAACTTCCACCTCGCCAACGTCAGCGTTGCTGACTTTGTAAAGGCAGACTTGTTTTGGTTTCTGCTTCTCAGGCATTAGGTCGCGGAGTATCGTCAGTGCCCACGCGGGCGTGGAACTCGCGACCCACTTTTGACCGCACATCGCCACATATTGCACCGGCGACCGATGCCAGTGTGACAACCCTTGGACGTTTCCATCCAAGGGTTCCAAATGTGCTTTAGGAGTGAATCTCTCCAAGGATTCCTCCACTTCTCCCAACTCCAGTGCTCTCTGCTTCGCTAGGTTCATTTCTCTTTTCCTTTCTCTCAGAGCACCGGGCAAAATTCCCGCTTGCTCACGTGTTGATGGCGCAGCCATCCGCAGGCGGCGCAATGCTGCTCGTAGTTGGTTTCGGGACGGTAACTCGTGGCGTAGCACGCTATTGCCGTTCCATGCTCATCAAGGATGCTGACTGGAATCCAGCCGTTGAGAACTCTGCCGTTCTCGTCATCCTGGTCGGCGATGAACCCGTAGTGGTTTGCATTACCGAAGTTGCTGACCTGCGTTATGCTGATACCGATTCCGAGGAACTCCACCGAGTCCCCCACTTTGTATTTTGGTTCTTTCATGTTTTCTTATGCTTCCTTTTCTGCTGCTTCCATTTCCTTGTCTCTCTGCTCCTGTTCCCGCCAGTACTTTTCCTCGGCGGCGTTGGCGACAGCCGTTTCGTAGCCACCCTTGTGTGCTCCCTCGATTAGCTCGAGAACGGCTTTGTGCGCCTTCTCGTATGCGGCCGTGTTGTAGGCCGATGTTTTTCTGCGCTGCGCTGTCTCGATCAACTTGACCAACGGCCACAACGCAACGTCGATTTCTTCGCACATTGTTTCGTATGCGATGTCCTCTGGACTGTTGCCGGGGATATCGCTCACGCGACAACCGGGCGGCAAGTCCCAACCAAATGCTGATCTGCTCATATTTGTTTTCCTTTATGTCTGTTGTTCCAAGTTTTCTTGAGCGGTCGTTGGTAGATGATGCTCGCGTCCTTAACCTTGTCGGGATCAAGTCCGCGTGCGATTGCGCTCAGGCGCTCATCAAACTCCGCTATTGTGATCTGTCGCTTGACCTTCTTCATGTGACCACCTCCAGTTCAATGTCCGGCCAGAGTCCCCAGTCGCCGTTTTTGTTACGGCCCCAGTAAGCCCCTTCAACAGGGAACTCGGCGTTCATGTACTCTTCTGCTTCCGCTTGCCAATCCGAAGGATGGCAACTGATGTCCGCGCCGTGTTGGGTGGCGAACATCGCTATCCGCGCCCGAGATTCTATCGGGTTCAGATTGTGAACGAACGGTCCACAATCTTGTAGTGTGTAACTAAACATATACTTGTGTTTTCCTTTCTCCCGGTGCCACCGGGTTTTTTTCTTTCTCTTGTGTCGTGCGCTACTTACTCGTTGCTCACGTACATCATTGGCCGGTTGCCATGACGGCGCCGGCACTCTGCTTTCTGTTCTTCGTATTCCCCAAGATCAATCCACGCACTCAGTGCGCGGCAGGCCTTGTTGAATTTCTCTCGATTGTCCTTGAACATTGCTTCGTTCAATTCACTGATCGTTTTCCAGATGAACCTGCTCTCAGACAGAGAGAGGTTCAGTTTGTTGCTTTTCTTACTCATGTTTTCTAATGCCACTCCTTGTGGCGTTGGTTGCTCGCCCGCGTGTAGGCGGACGATAGTGGCGCGTGTGTGCGCCGTGGTCAGTCTCGTCAGAGCGGCGTTGACCATTCACCGCTGAACGCCCCGCTGAGCTCAAGGCGTTTTCGACTCTTAGGCGCGGGCTGGCAGGCTTGGTCACTCGTGCGTCGTCTATGCGACAGTTGGTTTTGAGTTGGAAGCGAATCCGATCGGCGTGCGTGCTGCTCTCGCGCTCGACTGAGGCCGTAACCAAAGTCGGTTGGACGAGAGGAGGCGATACGCCGACGGAACTTACCAGCGCGCTTGCGCTTTTCCGATCTCTCAGGCTTAGGAAATCTCGGCGTTCCCTGTCACGGAACCTTCCCTAGAAAAACTCCACCTTCCGAAATTTCCACTTTTCCGATGTTCAACTTCGCCCTGGATTCTATTAGATTGTCCAGTTTCACCTTTCCGCGGTCTGATCGAAAATCTCAGCACAGACGGAGTTTCTTAAAGCTACTATTTGGCGTAGTCGAAAAACGACTATTTTAAAGAACGATATAATGTCGTCGAAAACTACGATAAAGTCAAATGATATTTAAATCGTTGAACCCCAACGACTTACGACGCACCCTATGGTGGGAACGGTGCCTACCGCAGGGGGATTATAATTACCATAACCTCGTAGATATTACGGTTCCGTAATAACTCGATTCCGACGCTGGGACGCACCGGACTAGGGCGCCGTCGTTCGGACGATTCTAGCGCGATCCTGGCGACGCCGCGCTAGGGTTTATTGGTTGAGTATGACTATGGCCTGCACGGGGTGAACCTCGCAGGCGGTGCCGCGCCAGATGAATTTGGCTTCCGGCTTGGCCGTGAGCGTGGCCTCATCGGCGTGAACTTGGTCGAAAAACAGCCAGCCGGTGATCGTGACCTGCTTGCCGAGGATCTGGTCGTGCAGCTTGTCCGTGCCGCCTAGATTGAACGCCTTGCGCGAGCGCGGCGTGACCTCGACAATGACCCACTTGGACTTTGGATCATCCTGATTCACGGCTAGGGCGATGTGTGTGTCCTGCTCGTCGGCTTCGGTGGCGTGGCAGTTGGCCGTCTCTTCGCCGCCGCGCTTTACTTCCATGACCCAACCTGTAATGGTTGCGGCTACGCTGGAGTCACAGACGTTTGGATCGGCAAGCAAGTCGTCAATCGTCACGTCCTGCTTGACGCTGCCACGCGAATCCGCATCCCGGTTCTTGAGCACGTTCTGCGCCTGATCGTCCGACTGTTTGGCGTCGCCTTCGGGCGGGCACTCAGCGAGAACGAAAGCTGCGCTTAACAACAGGGATAGGAACAGGCCGACGAGGTTCATGCCTCGGACTCAAGCACCGTTCAAGCATGGATGCAACCCGCCGTGTCCGCTTGGCCAGCGGTTTGCGCCATCCCATGACTTTGGCTTTCAGATTCACACGGCATCACAGCAGGACAATGCCAGTGACGCATGGTCATGTCAACCGCTGCGTCACCCTTGGATGGAAACGTCCAAGGGTCTTACGGTGTCCAGGCAAAATCAACTTCGCCGTCCGCGCCGTTACCGCCGCCGTTAGCTTTTTGGCCGCCGCTACCGCCGCCCCCTGGTGGATTACCGTTCACCGCATTGCTTCCATCCGGCGCGCCAGTTCCACCACCGAGAGCCGCATTGCCGCCACCGCCAAGAGTCGAGCCGCTGCCGCCAGCGTGACCTGCGCCGCCAGCCGTGTTGGTTGAGCCGCCGGTTCCGGCAGTTCCACCGGCTCCGGCAGTTTGAGCACTTGTACCTCCACCGCCGCCGACATTTGCAATGTTGACTGGCTGGCTGCTGCCGCCTGCGCTTGAGTTGCCGCCATTGCCGCTGGCGCAGGCAACGCCAGCCGCGCATCCAGCCCCGCCTGCGCCTACCGTCCAAGAAATCGTTCCTGAAAATGGACCTACAACCGAAATCGTTGATCCTGCGCCGCCCCCGCCGCCGCCTCCGGTATTAAGTCCGGAATCTGAGCCGCCGCCGCCAGCTCCCCACACCGTAACCGTTAGATGATTGCAACCCGTCTGAACTGGTTCGGTGCCGGAACCGTTAGTAGTGAACTTGTGCGTGACCGACGTGCAAGCTGCCCCTTTGGCCTTGCCGATGCCCTTGGTCATTAGACCGGCTTCGGCAAAAAACGCGAGCGAACAGGCAACGAGAACTACCGCCGCTATTTTCCTTATCACTTGTAGAACAGGTTGACGATCACATCGTTGGCCGCGACCGCCGTCGTGTCCGCATCGGCCGGTGCGCCGGTGATTGCGATTCCGATGCCGGTTGCAAACGGGATACCGACACCGGACGGATTCTGAACCGCGCCGTCTGTTGCGGGCAATGGGAAAGTCATGATTGGAACGTCAGTGCCGACCGTTGGCGCGGTCGCCTTGTTGTAAAGCTTGACATACTTGATTGCCGCTGAGGTATTGAACAGATACCAGCCGTAAATCTGACCCGCAGTCGATTTGATGTTGTTGGAGTTGGTCGTGGCCGCGCTCAGCAGCCGGTAAACGCTCACGCCGCCGGTCGTGTTCGGGGCTTCTTGAACCAGCCACGCGGTCGTGTTCGCAGTGTTTCCTGGCTGAACAGTCCAGGTGCCGCCTTGGTTCGCCGTGACCGTGCCGGATACCGGCTGCGTGGTTGCGCTCGCATCGGTGCGGAGCGCACCCGCCGTGGTGAGCGAGAGCGGCGAAGATTGTGCCGTAGTATAAGACGGCGCTCCGGTTGTGACTGCGCCCAAGTGAAGCACGCCTTTTTCACCGCTCGTTGTCGAACCCTGCGCAAGCGAGATCGCGTTTACGCTTGAATCGAGCGCGAGCGTGCCCGCCGTGCCGATATTGGCCGTCACGGTGCCGCTGACCGGCTGCGTAGCCTGCCAGAAGGTGCCGCTGACCGGCTGCGTCACGCCCGAACCGTCCACCCGCAACGCGCCAGCGGTCGTAAGCGACAACGGATCGGTCTGCGCGGTCGTATAAGCCGGAGCAGCTGTCGTTACCGCGCCCTGTACGAGCGGACCTTTTTCGCCACTGGTTGTTGACGCTTGCCCGTTTAGTATGCCATTGACCGAAGTATCCAGCGCCAGCGTGCCAGCGGTCCCGATGTTAGCGGTCACTGTTCCCGACACGGGCTGGGTCGCTTGCCAGAAGGTGCCGGAAACGGGCTGAGTGGCCTGCCAGAAAGTGCCGGTGACGGGAATTGAGCCCTGATCGGACGCCACCACTACCGGAATCGAGTTCGCGCTGGTGGCTGAACCGAGCAGTTGCGTGCCGGTTGCGCTGCGAAGGTTGACATGCTCCGCTCGATTGTTAGTCAGGCGCACCGTTCCCTGCTGGCCGCTGGTCAACGCGGTTGCGCTGTCATTGAACACGCCGCCGCTCGGGACGAAGGCCGATGAAGCGGTCGTCCATGTTGCGGCATCGACCACGCTGAATCCTGCGCCGCCCGACTTGATGTTTACGTCGAGCGCGCTGGAAGTCGATGTAATGGCCGTGCCGCTCCCGTCCTGCAAGCGCATTGACCATGTGCCGCTTTCGGTTACTGGAATCGAAGCGTTGTTGACCGTCATCAGCCACGGCGTAGTGTTGGCCGTGTTTCCAGGTTGCACCGTCCACGTGCCAGATTGCGACACCGGCAACGATGCGTTGCCAACCGTTACGTTAAAGTTTGCCGCCGTCGGAGAAAACACCACCGCTTGCTCAACCGCTGAGTAAGGCAAAAGCGTATAGCTCGGCGTAACCGAACCCGTGCCGGTAATGGCGGTCGAAGTCCGAATCCGAACCTGTTGCGCTGCGCTCGTGTCGAGCAGGAACTGCTTGTTGGTGCTGGCCTGAACCGTGTACGGAATCGCGATCTGCGCATTGCTGGCTGAAGTGGGATCCATTACATCATTGGCCGTGAACGCGGTCCATGTCGCGCCATTGTCGATTGAATATTCAAACGTGATCGCGCCAGCGGTAAGCGTGGTTGTCTGGGTTAACTGAACCAGAACCGACTGCGCTCCGTAATTAGTGAAGATCGTCTGAGTAGAGTTGAGACCGGTGCCTTGCGCCGGCAGCGTCTTGAACACGACGCCGTAGGTCGTGCGCAGGTTGCCAGCAACATCGGCCTGGAGCGCAGCGGCGTTGGTGTCGGTCAATGAGAGCGGCGTAGCGTTGTTGTAAACCGCACCTTCCACGACCGCGTTGGCCGGAGCCGCCGCGCCGCCTACCGCCGCGTCGAGAGTTGCGCCGGTATTACCGAGAATATCGACCTTGCCGATTGTGTTCGCGCCGGTCGCAAGCGAGCCGGACTTCAAGTTCACATCCAATGCCGAACTAGTGGAAGTGATTGCTGTTCCCGAGCCGTCCTGCGTCCGAGAGTTCCAGTTGCCGCTTTGGGTGACAGCCGGAATGTTGGTGATTGCGACTTGGCCGTTTCCGGTTGAATCAACTTTCCAGTTCCGCAGCGTTGGCGTGCCGCCGTAATCCGAGCCGCCGATCGACACCGGATTCGGGATCGTGGTTGAACCAGCCGCTTGAGTGCCCTGCACCAGCGGGTCGCCTGGAACGTATTGCGATGAAGCTACGCTCCAGATCGGGATTTTACCGTCAGCCGATGGCGCGGTGGTGGAAAAATCGCTCAGGTCGGTCGATGCCGCTTGCGCGGTCGAGACGGTTCCAGCGTCAGCAATCGCGCTAAGGAACTTGTGGGTGACGGACGCTTGCGTTTGGACACCGTGGTTGACCGTTCCTGCGTCATTTTTGGCTGCGATGTTTTTTGATGTTGAATCGACATAAACCTTGGTTGCGCCTGCGCTTGGGGTTGCCGGTGCAGCTTCATTGGTAAACAGGCCATCGGTCAAATTAAAATCGCTTGCCGCCAGCGTCAGAATCGTCCCGTTGGTGGTTGCGCCAGCTACGCCGCCGAACGCGCCGGAATTGTTGTACTGCATCTGCGTGTTGCTGCCGCCTGGAGTTCCGCCACCGCCTCCCGGTGGAACAAACCATACCCCGTCCTCACGTAGATACTTGGTCGTACCAGCGGTTGCGCCAGGATCAGGAACAAGACCGGCATTATGCGTGCCGCCTTCGGCCATAAGCGTCGTATCCCAATAATCCGTTTTGGCAACGGCATTGGTGATCGAGGTTGCACCGGAAAACTTCGTCATGTTGCCGCTGACCGGCGAGCCCGTGGTTGTGACCGTGCCTGCGCCAGCCGGCGTGGCCAGCGTCCAATCCTGCCGCCAGAATTGCGTTGTTCCGGTGACTCCGGCTGGTGCGAAGCCGTGCTGCGAAGTCGTAACGTTGCCGGTCGTAATGTTGGTAAACGAGACATCGGAATCGTTCACCACTGAATCAACATAGTTGGTGCCGTTCCCCCGCAGGAAATGGCCCGATGCCGCCGCGCCGCCTACTTCAAAGCCCGTATTGGCGTTGATGATGCCAGCGCCAGGGTCAGTGGTTGAATTGACACTGAACCCGCCGTCCGCGAACAGCCGTGCTTTGCTAGCCAGCACAGCAGCATTGTTGACCAACTGGAAATCCAGGTAAGCGGTGCGCGAGGCGTCGGTTGCGGTTGACCACGCGGCAATTATCTCGGCCGCGTTCCGGTCGGCGGTCGTGGATGATTGCAGGTTGAACAGCTCACCGACACCGAAGTTCGCCGCAATCGCGCCACTGGAATCGTGAGTGCGCGTTTCAGCGGTCACGACCGTGTTCGTTCCGACATCGGTGATCTTCATTGTCTGTCCAGCCGTGAACGAAAAATCGACGTTGGTCAGAAGGGAGAGCGTGCCGGTCGTGGTGATTGTGCCGCCGCTGATCGGGCTGGTCGTGGCAATCGAGGTTACAGCTGGAACGCTTCCGCTTAGATCGGTGTAGTTAAGCGCGCTATCGACATAGTTCGTTCCATTAGCGCGAAGAACGTGGCCGGCTGTGGCCGCAGCCCCGCCGATCTGAAAGCCGGTCGTGGCGTTGATCACGGCGTTGGTGTTGATCTTGCCCGTTCCCTTGGCGTCCAGTTCAAAGTTGATGTTGGAATCGGTTCCGGTCGCACCAAGCTTGACTGTGGCAGGGTTGGCGGTCGCAGCGTTGGTCTCAGTAATATAATCAACCGCGCTCGCCGTGGCCGAGAACGCCAGCATCGTATTGGCGTTGGTATCGTTGATGCCGGTAACGACCTTGGGCGATGTCACGGTTAATGTCGTGCCGTCCGATGTCGCGTTAGTGATGCCTCCAAACACCCCGCCGTTGTTATACTCAACCTGGGTGTTCAAGCCGCCGGGAGTGCCGTTGGCTCCGGTAATAGTTTGGTTGGGCCATGTGCCTGAGATCGACACTGTTCCGGCTCCGATCAGCGATGGCGTCGTGCCTGTGCCGGTGCCGCCATTGGCGATTGATACCGGCGTGGCGAGGTTGATTGTGCCAGTGCCGGTGATCGGGCTGACGCTGAAACTCATGCCCGTTCCCTGCGTGATGCTTGTCACCGTGCCACCGCCAGTAGGAACGGCCCACGTTGCGTCTTCCCGCAGGAATTTCGTCGCTCCGCTCGTTGAGCCAGGATCGGGCGCAAGGCCGTGCGAATGGCTCGCGCCGCTCGCTACCATGTCCGATGCAGTTGAGTAGCCGGTCAGGTTCGGCAGGTTGGCGAGCGCAACCGGCACGGAAAGCGCAATCGTGCCTGAGCCGGTGATAGTGCCGCCGGTCAATCCCGTTCCTGCGGTGATGGCCGTTACCGTTCCACTTGAACACGGCGCACCGGCATCAATCAGGTTTCCGCTGGCGTCGAACTTGACGCAATCGCCGGTTGTCAATACGCCACTGGTCGTGCCGAATGTTGTCGTGCTGCCGGAGAACGCGCCGCTGGTCAGGGCTTTGGCGCCGCTGGTATAGACAGGCTTTGAAGCGGTCAGGCCGCTCAATGTTTCGCCGGTGAACGTGGGCGAGCTCCCCGTTCCGAGTCCGAGATTGGTTGCCGATGTTGTCGCGCTTGCGACATCGCTCAGGTTGTTTGCCGTCGCCAGATACGCGGTTGAGGTATAAGCATTGGAACCAAGCGTGCCGCCGCCGCCGATGTTCAAGGTTGAGGCATCGGTTCCAGCCAGAGTCAATGTATTGTTAACCGTAAACGTCTTGCCGCCAGCCAGCGTGAACGTGGCCGCGCTCAGCGGATTAGTCAGGGTGAGGTTCGCCGGAACAGGATTGAGAATGTTGGTCGTAACCGCCACAGAGCCGTTATAGCTTGACCCGCTCAGGCCGGTTCCAAGCGTCAAGGTTGCGTTTGACAAACTTGCGCCAATGGTCAGGCCGTTTGCCGCCGGTGTAAGCGTGACTCCGGTTCCAGCCAGGATCGGCGTGCTCGACCAGTAATTTGTTCCGTCGCAGAAGATCCTGGTCGTCTGGTACTGGCTCAGAAGGATGTTGAGCGAACTGCCGTTGAGATTGGCCGTCCCACGCGCAATCGTCAGCGAGCTTGCGTTCAGGTTCTCGACATAGACCGACCAGTTCGGCCCCTGCGGAGCTGGCAACGTGAAGATGCATGAGGCGCAGTTCATCGTTACCAGCTTGTTGTTGTCGGTGGCCGTAGCCGTATAGCTGGCCGTCTGCGGGTTGACCGCTGTCACGGGTGGCGGCTTAGTCGGGCCTTGCGCTTGCGCCAGGGACGCGGCCAACAATAGGATGAGGAGACCCTTGGACGTTTCCATCCAAGGGTTGTTTTGAAGTAATTTTCTCATGCGATGAATCCTGCGGCTTCTAGATACCATGCTGAACCGGTGTAAGTAAAATAAGCCCACTCGATGGTAGCTGTCCCATCATTTTGGTAGTCGAGCAATTTGGTTCCACCCGTAGTGTCATCAAAGACCTGTATCCGTGGATTTATGCTCGCAGCGAAGTCAAAATGCAAAGACATTGAATCACCAGCAGAGCGGCCGGAACGCAAACAGCAGAAGGTTGCGGTGTATGGTCCCGTCCCGGCATTTAATGTCAGCTTGGCGTGATGATCGGAAGTGGTCGCGGTTGAATTGGTATTGCCAGCCGCCGACAGTGTAGCCGCCTGATAACTGTTGGCCGCTCCCGCGCCGCCGCCAGCGCCGCTCGCGGCGATAGCTGCCGCCAACACGGTCATGAACCGGCTGAGAATTTCCGCCGTCTGGACGTCACCCGCGTGAAAGATCGGGAAATAGTTGGTAGTGCTGCCGACGGTGCAGGTTATAAAGTCGATGTGAATGGTGTAAGCCAGTCCCGCGTGCGCACCGGCGGTCAGCGTCGGCTCATTAATGTTGCCAACAACGGTCAACTCCCAGAACCCGCTACTACTTGAACTCGGCGGGGTTAGCGTGGCGATCTGATAAACGTTCGGCGTCGGCGTCGGGGTAAAGACAAGCGAGAACCAGTTGCCAACGACCGCGTTCGCCCAATTTGCATTTACATCGCCGATAACTCTGGCCGTTCCATTTGTAACCGTGACCGTTCCTGTTTGGAGCTGAGCCATCGCGCTTGCGCTCTCTACGTTGCTTTCATTTGATTGTCCAGCTTACGGCGGCAAATGCCCGCCGCCTCCGGTATCGCCGCGTCCGCCGCTGCCGGTCCCGCCGCTGGTATCCTTTATATTGCTAAAAGTGGAGTGCGGCGAATCGGCGTTGCCCGCGCTCGACGCCCAGTATTCAATTACGTCGCTGGCTGCGAGCGCGAACGGCGCGGCATAGGTCGTGGTCGCGCCGGAGTTTTTGATGTAATAGATGGTCGCGCCAGCCGTGGCGTCGGTCAGTGTGACCGTAATCGCGCCGCCCAGCGTGCCGGTGTAGGAAAGAACCGGCGTTGCCGTTGTCCCGCCGCCGCCGCCTGTGCTTGAGACCAGCGTGTAAATGTAGGTTGCGGTCTTGGTCGGGATATTGGTCGTGTTATCGACTCCGCGCACGTTTAGGATGGTCGAGCCGAAGATTGAGAGCTGTGTCGGGCTACCTGAAATCGTTGGCCATGCCAGCGAAGTCGATTGGACCGGTGTGCCGTCGGTTGTGTAATAGCCGGTCTTGTTCGGCGGCAACGTAATCGCCAGCGACAGGCCGAGCAGAAGCGTAATCGTGCCGGTTGCGCTCGCATTCTGAGAAATGGTGACATGGCTGGTGTCGGTAAACGCGGTGATATAGGTGTTTGGTGGGATGCCGGGACCGCTGACAGCTTTGTTGACCATTGATGCGGTAAATGCCGCGCTCGATGTCAGCGTAGTCGTGTTAATTGTCGTTCCCACGCTTGCCACGGTTGAAGTCGCGAACGTTTGAGAGCCAGGATTAATGGATGGCGGCGCATCAGTCGGAATCATCATCTGAGTGGAAACGGTCTGCCTCGGACTCAGGTTGAGCGACGCCACCAGCGTGTGGAAATGGTCAAGTATCGCAATCCAGTAATACAGGGTCGTGCCCTGCGGCTGCGGCACGTCGATGACAAAGCTCATACCAGAGTAGGCCGGAACGTCGGCATCGGTGACAACGTGCGCGGGATCGGCTGACTGCCAGATTCTGATACCGGCAAAATCGGCCAGTTTCGGATTCTGAATCTGAAAGTTGACCGAAGTGTATCCGGGCAAGGTTGAAAGAATGACCGGAGCAGGCGGCGCGGGATTGCTTACGTCAATAACGTCAGGATGAGAAACGTTGTTATAGGAATCGACCACGGCCACGCGCAGTTCAAAGGTGTCAATCGGCGGCGTTCCTGCGCCCAAGGCGGCAACCATCGCCGTTGTGTTTTTCTGCATGGTGAACAGAAACACCGGAACATTGACCAGCTCGCGGTAAACCATGACCGCAGTCGCGCCTGCCCCCTTCCAGACCGTGCATTCGTAGGATGAAAAGAACGGGTCCTGCTGAGTGCCTGGCAGCGGCAGATCGTCAATGTTCTGCGCCGCCGTATCAGAGTTGATGCGCCAAGCAAAAGTCACGTCGGCTCCGAGAAAGACCATGTTGTTGCCCTGATCCTTTATCTCCAAGCCGGTCACGCGCATGTAAGAGAGATAATTCCCGTCATAGACATAAAAGCTGGCTTTGACTGGTGCGCTGACGTTGCCGAACATATTTCGGGCAATGACGGAAACGTCGTAGTCGCCGGAAGCGGCGGCGGGAATTGTTACCTCGGTGGTCTGCGTGTCAGGCAACGTAACCCAGTTGCCGCTCTCATGGCGGTACTGGACTTGGTAATACTTGACAATGGACGAGCTTGGAACCCAATCGACCCGCAGCCCTCGAGTCACGCCAGCCGGCAGATTGACCGCTACTTCCGTGATCGTGATTGCTCCTGGCGGTGAAATGCTGTAGGGATCGGGCAACGCGCTGGTCGGCGTGGTTTCAAGCGAGAAGTTTTCCAGGTCGCCGTACATCAGATCGCTGTATTGCAGGGCGACAATTTCGCAGGTTGCTTTGTCCGTGGCTTTGATTGACAGGATGCGGAATTTCTGCGGCGCGAGAGCATCTGATGACATCATCCAGAGAGTCTGCGCGTCAGGCGCGGACGGAAGCGCGGCTACGCTGATTGCGTTAACCGTTCCAGGCGCGTTCAGCACCGTGACAGTTTTCATCGTCCCGTCATTTTGATAGTAGGAAATGTAATAGGTGTGACCGGCCGCCAGCGTCACGCTCCGGTCGAGCGGAAGCAGCGTAGTCGTTGGGGTGCCTTTTAACCGTCCCTGCCAATCGCTCCCGCTTCGGAACGGGTCCATGATGTTGATGACATCGCCTGGAAGACAGTGAAATCCTTCCTGTCCTGTCTTGAATGTAACGGTGTCGGTCAACAGCCGTTCAGCCGCCAACGCCCATAGCCCCGCCCGATGCGCTTGGCCGCGTGACATGGTGGCAAAACTGGTGAACCCGAGCGTCTGAATCCCGAACTGCGCGATCAGAGTCGGGTCGCCCTCGACATATTCCTGAACAAGTTTTCCAAGCTGGTTCGGGTCATTGTAGGAAACATGCGCCACGGTGTGCCGCGCCTTGCGCGATGTGCCAGAGTAAACAAACTGTCCCGCCAGCACGTTTGACGGCGAGAACATCCATTTGGCGTTGGCTTGCTTATCCTGCAACGGAATGAGCAAGCCGTTGGAATAAAAGACCGCGCCACGGAAACAGCTTGCCAGATCGGATAGAACCTGCATCGCGTCGGCTTGAACTTGGAGATAAGCGTTACAGGTGAAGCGCGGTTCCTGACCGCCGAACCCGTCACTGACCATCTGATCGCAATACTGGCCGATGGCGTAGAGCGAATAGATGTCGATGTTGGCTGGTTGAATCCATTGGCCTACGCCCCAACGCGTGTTGGTGGCGATTGCGTACCAGCACCACGCCGGATTGCTTGATGTTGCAAGCTTGAATGTGCCGTCCCACGCGCCAGAAGGCCCAACCCCAGGATGACCGGGAACAGTGTCGTAAGTCCGTGCAATCGGATCGTAGTTCGCCGGTATCGGAATCTCAATCCCATTAACATGATATGTTCGGGTCGGGACGGATGAGAATTGCTCCGCGTCCATCTTGATGCCAACAACTGCGGAATTGGTGTAGCGCAGTTTGCCGTAGGTGACTTCTGTATAGGAATCAATGTAGGTATCGTTCGCCAGCGATTGCGTGTTGGTGTCAGCCGTAACCCGCGTGATGCGGATGTCCCACGGCGGCGCAAGGCCTTCCAGTTCGATCTTGTAGGTGCGAATGTAGGGGTTGGCGCACTTGCCCGTGATCGTGTCGTCGATCTTCATCACGTAGCCGCCCGCGTTCGATTGAATCTCAAATGTCAGCTCAACCGATGTCCCGTGAATGTCGCCCGTCTTTTTATCCTGATGCTCCATGCGCGGGAAACGGATGTCGAACCGGAGCGCGTCAATCGAGCCGTCGGTAAAGGTGTGGTTCCACGGAAACTGGTTCTTAATCTGGATACCGGCAGCCGTGGTGATTTCCTCGGCGTCGAATCCGGGCAGATAATCTTGGAGCGGCACGCCGGGAAGAAAATAGAAATCGAAGTTCTGAAAGTTGAGCGCACCGGCAATGCCGACAATATCCGGATTCCATGATTGGAGCGCGTTCTGACTCATGTGAATCTGGGTCGGGGAATCAACGCTTAGAATGTAGGTGGACACGGTTTGCGCCGGAACCTGCGGGATACCCGCGCCGGTTATCCATTTGTTGAGATCGTCATTAGTGAAATTGGCCGAGGCTGATGTGAGGATGGGCGAGCCTTGGTTAATGATCGCATCATTGAGCACGCGGCCACCGGCGTTTTCAACCGGCGTTCCGTCGAGATAAATGTCGCGCAGCGGCCGGTCGGAATGAACAAACCCGCCGATCTGTCCTTCGCTGAGCAAATCAATTAGATGGGCGTAGGACCGCGAGCGAAGCGAATCGGGATCTTCTTTGGCCGATAGACCGCCGCCCTGAGAACCTTTGCCGCCGCCACCGGCGCCGATCAGCCGCCGCCTAGTATTGTTGACGAGCGTGGTCATTTATCCAAGAGTTGGAGCGCGCTGCGCGGCAATCGGTTTCGCCTGACCTTTACCTGTCCCGCTTCCAGAAGTGGGCGATCCAGGCGATTGCACGCTGCCAGTTGTGATGTCCTCGGCGAACACGCCAACGCTCACGACCGCGCTGCCGATGTACGGTTGGCCTAATGCCACCGGCACGGGAAGCCCTTGGTCAATAGTGTTGACCGCGTTAGTGAAGATGTAGCTCGGCTTATTTTTCCGCGCCGCACCTGGACCCGCTCCCGGCTTTCCGGTTAACAATGCAGAGATGCCGCCAAGAGCCAGCCCGAGTCCAAGCAACACCAACTCCGCGCCCCAGAACGTGGTAATGCCCAAGCCTGGCCCAAATAATCCAACTGCGATCAAGACCACGCCTGCAATCAGTTCAATTACGCCCTTGGCCGAAATCCCGCCTTCAAGTACCGGCGTGATTTTAATGGTCTGATTATCTACGCAGGTGTCCAGTTCACTCTCACCAATGGTGCGCTCATCCTTCTGAACGTGAAACATGAAGTCGCGCAGGTCGTCAATGATGTAGCGCTTGAAGCCGGGACGGAAAATGTCTATCGCGTGAACCGCGTGTCGGACTGTTTGTAAGTGATGGAACTCCCAACGTTTCCCGAATTTTTTGCCAAGCCGCCCGTAAAGAATAACTGTAGTCATAAGAATTTCTGATGCCGGATGATAGCATAGGTGTTCATCGCATAAAATCCTCGCCGTTCCACGTACGGCTCAAGCCTGCTCAAGCTATCGGGTGGATGGTGTATCATCATGCCGTCGCCAAGATAGATCGCGCAATGGTTCGGAACCGGCGATTTTAGCTGCATCAGAATCCCATCCCATTTCTTAACGCCGTCAAACACGCGGGTAAATCCATGTTTAGGAAAAAGATCGAGGAAAAGATTCTGCCCTTTCAGCCACCAATCATCTTCACGGTCAACATCGGGCAGCTCAATGCCCTGTGAAGCATACTGGTCTTTGAACAGCGTGTAACAGTCAAGCACTCCTTGAACAAACGGCCGACCGATCAGTGACGCCTTATAACCGCACGGCGCGTAGAATCCAAATTGTTCGGTCGGGATGCAGACAATGAAGCAAGGCAGATCGTTTTTCTCCGCGTCCACCTTGTCAGCTTCGCTCGGAATCGGCGGCATATTGCAATGGCTGTGGTAGCTGGCAACGATTTCACCCATGTCTTCCGCGTTCCGCAAGTCTTCGTCGTGCATCCGGTAGTTGCGCCGTGGCGTGGATGAAGTGTTCCGGCACGCAATGACCGCCTGACGCTTGCCCTGCTTGATGATTACGCCGCAGCACTCATTCGGGAACGCGGTGTGCGCGTGTCCGAGAATCTCATCGCGTGAATGTCCAGCGATATCTTCTATGGTCATACCCTTGGACGTTTTCATCCAAGGGTCTATGCTCCCGGTGGAACTTTCATTGCGCCTGGGAACGCCGAAGTCGGCAATGGATTGGATGGTCCGAAATGCAGTTTGCAGCCGTTGGCCAGCAGCTTGACGCAGACATCGCCTGCCCAATGCGTCGGGTCGGTCAACTGTCCTGTGTTGCTTGCTACCAGTGAAACCCAATAAAGTCGCGCTCCGTTGAGTGCCACGGTGTAAACTTGATCCCATTTGTTGTAAGTCGTGGACGAACTGTAAGCGCCTCGGTCGGTTAGCCGGTTGATGGTGAACGACACGGTTGATCCAGGCAAAATGGCGAAATCGGAAAGCGTAGCCACGCCAGCCGCAACCGACAGAATCGTCGTTCCCATTTTGAACGCTGCGACGTTGCTCAGGACAAGTCCGACATCAGTCGCGGTGAACGCAGCCGTAGCCGATGAGATCGTGCTTCCGTCTGAGCTTATCACGCCATCGGTGAAAGTCGGACCGAAAAAGTTAAGATATTTGTCTGCTATTGATTTGCCGGTATAGCCGCAGTCCGGCCCGCGATAGTACCACACGCAGTATTGGGAAATGATCTGCCGGTGCGGAAGCTGAACCGCTTCGATGTCAATCCATGTCGCCAGTTCAAACTGGACTTGAGCGTTGGTTTCAATCGACCGCCGTGAAACATAAAACTTGTCGGGAATGTATTCCTCATTCGGGTTGGGCGTTGTTCCCTGCGGAGCGTCGAGGAATTGAGCAAACACCCGCTTGCGGATGACGGGACAGCCGACAAAATCTCCGTACTGCCGGAGTAAGGTGGTGATGGTGCTGCCGAAATTGGAGACGCTGACTCGCGGTTGCGGCTGTGCTTTGTCTTGCGTGTATTCAAATCCTTCCCCCATCATCGGCCACGGCGTATAGGTATTGCCTTGGAAATGAATGTTTCCGTCACCTTGAACGGTTGAGTTGTGGAAATAAAGGATCGGCCCGCCTTGGCTAGAAAGGTCAATTTGGAAGAGCTCAACCAGTACGCCTGGCTCAAGTAGGTTCTGCTGACGCTGAGTTGCCGGATTGCTCATACCGGCGGCACTTCGATGAACTCAAGATTAAGCTGCATCGTTGCGCCGCCTACGTGCGTCCAGTCAATGTTCTGGCAGATGTAAACCCGAGGCGTCGCGCTCGGAGTCGGCGGCGTCCAGTTAAACTTTTGATAACCGCCTTGGCCACGGACAAAATCGGCAATCTGCTGCGCCTCGGTCAAGCTGACTGGATTGAACACCAGATTCCATGTTTCCAGAATGTTGTTGATTCCATCAGCTGAATCTTGCCTATAACCGCCGCCGTATTGCGCGGTCAAAACACGCGGCTTAAGGATGCCTCGCGTTGTCCAAGTCGGAATGTTAACAAAAGTGTTCATTAGGCAGCAGCAGGGTTGCGCTGATCACGGCTCCGGTAAAGTGGTTTCCCAAATCTGCGGTTGTCGGCAATCTTCTTATCAACCATTGCGCTAACGAACCGCGCCAAGTCCTGCGCCTCCTGATCGCCGATCCCGCTCATGCTGGAACGCGCCCCGCCGTCCTTGTATTCAACGTGAACGGTCACTTGGTTGGTGATGGTCTGAGTCGATACGTTGGAAATGTTGGACGATGGCGTGACCTGCTCGCCCGCGTGCAGAAAGGCGAGGCCGGTATGCGGCATGATGCCGCCCTGCTGGAACGACGGAATCCAACCTATAACGCCGCCGCCGTGCTGCATCCCGCCAAAGCTCTGATGTGACCCAATGGAGCCAGCCATGCCAATGCCTGGAGTGGAAAGCGCAGCTCCCATTCCCGCCGAATACGCGCCACCGCTGTAACCGGCGAACGTGCCGCCGTAGCCTGAGTAACCACCGCCTGCGCCGCTGCTGCCTGAAAATCCCGGCCCGACGCCACCGGATACGCCGAGGCCGGATGAACTGCTGGAACTAAACGGCGCGGATGGACTAAGGCTAACTTGATAGCTCGCGCCGATGCCCTGACCACCGCCGCCCATGCCCCAATTGACGCCTGTTCCGCCGCCGGTGATGTAAAGATAATGTTGTCCACCACCCGTGCCGCCACCTGCACCGGCTGTTCCGCTACTTGCACCAGCTGCGCCAAGCGTTGAGCTGTAGATCGCGCCGGTTATGGGGTCCATGAACAGACCGCCGCCCATGTCGATTGCTCCAGGTGGCGGCGCAGCCGTAGCGCCGCCATACACTCCGATAAAGCCGGTTCCCCACGGATTACTTCCGCCGCCGCCCGTCCCGCTGGAACTGCCGTAGAGCCATATTGGAGGGGTATATGTTGTCCCACCGCCACCGCCGAATCCGCTTATGTCAAGCGATGCTGCGCCGCCGTAACCGTAAGAAAACTGAGTGCCCCACGGGTTCGCACCGCCACCTGACCAACTGCCTACTGAACTGCCACCGAAATAAGATGGCAAAGTCCAGCTAGAATAATCGGCTCCACCAGAAAAAGGAATCGGCGTTGGTTCAACTCCACCTGCCGACCAGCCACCTCCACCTGCGCCAAAATCCACTGGTGCCCAAGCCGACTGATTAGTGCTTGGATTATAATAATTGAAACCTCCACCAGGAGCCTGGCTTATACCCCAATTTCCGCTGGCGTACATATCCGCAGTCATCACGCCGCCAGTGCGGAATCGAAGTAATCCGCCTCCATGCCGTCGGCCTCCGCCAGTTCCACCGCCAACGCCGCCACTACCGAGTCCACTCAACCCGAAAAACTCACCGACTCTGGAAATTGAGGGCATTATCCGGTTACTCCAGCCAGATTCCATTGCGCGAAGCTGGTCTGCGCGAAACGCGCTCCGGTCGAGCGGGAACAGATTCTGCATCTGCTTTTCGGTGAACACGCCTTCGCCGACCTCGGCAATGATGACCCGCTCATCGGCCTCAAGCGGCTCGGGGTTCCAGCCGCCTATCCCTCCGCCGGTCTGATAACGTCTGATTGTGCCGCCGCCGTGCAATAAACTCGCGCCTCCAGTTGCGCTGCCACCCGTATAAATCCAGTTCGCTCCTACGCCGGAAGCCGAACCTCCTCCACCAGGCGCACCTCCAACATTGAATAATCCGGTCAGCCGCTCCAACGCTTGAACGACCAGCATTTTGATTATGATTTGTTCTAGCGACTTGACGATGGAGAGAGCCATGTCTTTGAAGCCTTGCGCGGCCGATTTGGTGCCGTCGAGGATCGAGACCAGGCCGTTGGTAATGTCAGTCTCCAACGCCTTGCCAATATCGACCGTGGCTTTCTGCACCTGCTCCGCGAACGTGCCCCAATCCTTTTGCAGCTGCATGATCCCGGCATCGAACCCTTGCAACGGCGTCGCCATCCCGCCTTTAACCAACGCCTCAAGATTCTTATACTCAATTTCCAGTGACCTGACGTTGGCAATCGCCGTCGCCATTTTGCCTTCATCAGGAGTGAGATATGGCATCAGCCGCTTAACCTGCTCCATCGGATCTGCCGACTCTCTGATTGTCTTCTCAAGCTCGGTCATTGTCCGGTTCGTCCGCTCAGTCGAAGTTGACGAAAAAGCCTGAATCTTGCTGTATTCTTCCCAGTACTTGTTAAATAGCTCGAGATCACTCTGGAACTCTTTCAGAGTGTGGGCGCCTTTATCCGCGCCTAAAATGAAATGATCCTGCGCGTAAGCTGCACCAAGAACGCTGTCCCTGTAAGCTTTTAAAGTTGCAGGAAGCTGGAACAATCCAGCTGTGGTTTCCGTTGCAATTGCGGGCAGTTGAATCTCAAGTTTGCCTTCGCTCAAGCTCTTTTCTGCGCCCTTTAGAAATGAATCTCCCGCTTTCTCACCTTCACCCGTCAGGTCAACATCGAAAACCTGTTGCACCTGTTTTTGGATTTGTTCTGGGCTAACAAATAACTGAAAGCCGGTCGTAAACGGTTTAAACAAATTTGAGAAATCGGATGAAAGTTGAGCTGTTGCCGATGCCAGCTTTTCTCGGTCGGTCTGAAGTTGATTAACAAGGGAATCGTCCATGTCAGCAACGGCCTTTGTTCCATCCTGCTGTGCCTTATAAATCTCGCCGGTGAATCTTGCCCGTATGGTATCCCACGCTGCTTTTATCCTGGCTTCCCATTCTGGGACTCCTTGAGCCGAATACCGTTCCAATGCGGCTTGCTGATATGCGTCCATTGCCGATTGAATGTCCTTGAATCCTTCGGCAGCCTGCTTTGGATCAAAGCCGATTGTAAATATGCTTCGCAACTTGTTGCGGGTGGAGATCGCTATTTCATCCAGCATCACATCCCAAGCTGCCTTGATTGCATTCGACCAGCCTTGCTCTCTGGCAATTTGCGCGAAGTCATCAACCAGCCGGGCAATGCGGCGACCTAACTCCTCCACGACCGGATACAGGTCTTGCAGTTTTTCACTGACTTGAGCCAGGAATTGAGTCAGCACGGGAATAAGCGGTGTGCCAATGGCAATCTTCAATGCTTCCCATCGGTTTTGGATTACTTGAAGTTGGCCATCAAATGTTTTCTGCCGCTCGGCAATAGCATCGAAAGTTACGCTGCCTGCGGTCCCAAGATCGCGCATCGCTTCGACCGCAGCACGCATCCTTGTAACGGGATCAGTCGTCCTAATCCAGTTCAGTATGCCTTCCGGTGTTTTCCCCAAATCCTGCGCCATCTGACGCAACAACAGTTGGGTTTCCTGCGTTGGTCGCCAGACTCGGCCAAGCATGACGCTCTCAAACGCATCGCCCATCCTGGTGACCGAAGTATCAACCGCTGCTGCTGCGGTTGATAAACTCTCAACATACTTGGCCGTGTTCTGGGCGTTTGCGCCCATCAGCTCCAGCTGGATTGCCGCCTTTTCCAAGTCGTGAAGATTGAACACGCCGGAGGTTTCCCAAAAATCATGAAGCTTTTTGAATTGGTCTTGGGCTTCTGCCGCGCTTCCAGTAATTGCGGTAAAAGTTGTTTGCATCCGCTGGAGTGCTGCTGCTTCTGAAATCGAATCCTTCAGGAATTCCCAAGCTTTGTTTACCGCCTCGATTGCAAGACCTAATGCGGCTAAAATCCCAACCACCGTGCCGACCGTGGCGATTGCGCCAGCTAAACCAAGCCTGGCGCCTTCGGCCGCCTTACCCATTGCTTCCATCGCCAAAGCACCGCGCTCGACCCGAGCTGCAGCCAGCATTGCCGCATCACCAAGTGGCCCGATAGCGCGAAGCATTGTTTGCGCTGGCCCAAGCGAGCTTTGGATGGCGGTAGCAAATGTTCCCCAAATGTTGGCTGCGCCCTGTACCTGCTCCCGATGTCCAGGCGGAACCGCTCCCTTCATTGCCGCCGCCATTTGATTGGCGGCATTGGTGACGTCCTGGAATGCTTTTACAACCGCTGCTGCGCCCGCTTGCGCTTGCTGCGGGTTGATTGCTACGCCGACTGTGGCTGTGGTTCCCGCCATTGCTTACCTTTGTTGATGAGCGCGCTCGCGCTCTGTATGCCATTCAATCATTTCTCGATCAAGTGAAACCATGTAATCGCAGAACTCGGCCGGCGTCAAAAACTCGCCTATCCGATAGATGCGGTAAAATGATTCAATCTCGACCAGCGGAATCGAGCACGGAATGGCCGAGAACGCCTGGGGTCGGCAGACTGACAGCTGATAAAACCAAAGCAGAACTTGCTCGAGGTCGCGAGTCAGTAATGGCCGCTCCGCAAGCGTTCGCTCGGCTGCGGCAATAACTATCGGGTCGATGGTCTCGACCACTACGTCATCAATCTGTTTCCGGCCGTACTTCAGCTGCCACCGGAGAAATTCCCGTAGCAACGCTTTTGTCATCCTCCTTCGGCAATTCCTCATCGCCGTCGCGGAAGTTGGACAAGTCGTCTGAGATCGTGGTGACAAAGTTGGAGATCGCGCCGACGCTCAGCGCGGCTTCGGCGTTTGGAATGGTGTAAGGCAAATCGCTGCCATCCTCAGCCTGGACGCCCCGCCAGCCTTTCAGGATCGTGCCAGCCATCGCTTTGCGATTGGTCTCGGTGAAATTGATCGTGCTGCCACGCCGACGCGCCAGAAACGACAGCTTGTTTTGTTTCTTCTGAAATTCCTCCGAATCGCCGTGGGCAATCAAAAACTCGACCGCTGGTTTGCCGTCCTTGGCCGGTGAAAACTCAAACCATTTCTCTTTCGTCTGCGCTTTTAGCTCGCTTAGTTTCATATTTCATTTCCTATTCTAACCCTTGGATGATTCCATCCAAGGGTCTATGTCCGTGTGATAATCAACTCGGCGCCGGTCACGGGATCGGCCAATGCCCGCAGCTCCATTACCTCGGCCACATCGGTCATGACGCCCGGCGTTTCCACGGTGATCGAGGCGAACTTCGCTTTGGGCAGATTGAAGTTGTAGGTCCGCTGGCCGTCGCCAATCGTGAAGTTGAACGACTGATACTGGTTTCCAACGAAAGCGTCGAAGCATTGGCCGTCGGCAAAGAAGTTGCGGAATGTAACCGTGACATCAAGCGGCCCGCGTCCAGGATCGCTGGTGGTCAGCGACTCAACATTGTCTCGGGCGCGCAGGTTGTTGTTGATGTTCAGCACCAGCTCGGTCGCAACAATGCCAGCCATGTTCGGGTTGGTTTCGATGCCAGCCACGTTCGGGCCTGACGCCATGATCGGGCAAACGACCGGAGGAAGGATCGAGCCGGATGCAGTTACATTTTGCCGCGACGGTTTTTGTCCCATGAACCCGAATACGCCGAGCGCTCGTTTCTTGGCCGCAATGGTCAGCACCAGCGTATTGAACACCATCCCGCGATACTGGAAGAACTGGTTGACGTCCATGTAAGCTTTCTCGATCAGCCAGGAACGGTTGACCGTGCCGTTCAATAGCTTGTTGGCAGCCGTTCGCGCTTTGATCGTGAACGATTGCGCAGTTGCATTGGTGCATGGTTGAGAGAGCGTGACGTTGGTCGCGTTGACAAATGCGCTGATGAAAGTGTTTGCCGGAACATTGGGCGAACTGACAATTCGCTTGCCAACATCGCCGACCGTAAACACCGCCGTAGCCGACGCGAGGTTGGTCGTTAAGGTAATGATGCCATCGGCGAAACTGGCGTCTCCAGTCGTGTCCCATGTGCCGCAGAGCAACGCTTCCAGGCATTGATCGAACGCGCAGGAGAACTCAATGTCGAACCCGCCCTGAGCGTCGATGCCGGTCAGGATCAAGTCGGAGCGCATCCGGTCAGGCCGAATTTCCTCGCTCACTTCCGAGATATTGCGGCCGACGAAGTTTTCCTTCAAGAACCGCATTTGCTGCATGATCGGGGTCGCTGGCACTTCTCCGTAAACGCCTTCCTGCGACATTGCGAGGCGTGCTCTACTAGATGCTGCTGGCATAGGTTTGGTTCCTTATGTTTCGGGATTTAAGGCTATAACTAACAACGTGCAAGAAAGAATTTTCTCATGGCGGGTTGGAGTCGGCTTCAAAGTAGATGCGGCAACGCCACTGGTAATTGCCGCTCAGCGTGTCAATTCCGATGAAGCCGAGATCGGCCACATGAAACCAAAGGCGAATGTTGGTCGGGCCAACGGTGATGAACAACATCAGATTGTTGAAGATCGACTTGATGTGGTCGGAGCAGTCAAAAGCGGCCTTTGTCCCTTGAGTGAATGGAATCATTATCTGAAACCAAAGGAACGCTGTAACCCGCTCGTAAGTTGTGTCAACTGCGGCGTTCTCGGCCAGGATCGGTCGGATGCTCCAGCGCGTGAAAGGCTTGCCCGGCGATTCAAATGGAATGTTCTCCGCGACCTGCGGAATAGCGAAAGCGCCCCAGTTATTGGTGATCTGTGTTGCGATGGCCTGACGGATTGAGTTCCAAGTCGCAGTCATACCCCCAGTTTGGCTTCGGCTTCGGCAATGTAGGCATTGATCTTGGATTCAATCAACTTTTCAGAAATGGCGATGAATCCGTTCGGCGCTTGCTGCGAGCCGCCTTCCTCGAGAAACACCACGTATTCAACCGAGTTCGTGATGAACACAATTTCGGTGCCGTCAATCGACTTAACCAACGCCGCATCAGGCGAAGGCGCGCCTATCACGGCGCTGCCCGACTTGGGCCGTTCGGATGGCTCAACCGTCGTGTCGGGTGCGCCAATGCCGATGCGCCAGTTGGCCCGTGAATAGCCGGTATCGACCGGGTTCCGGCTGATCAATTCCGCGTATAAGTCGAGGGCGACCATCCGCGTAATGTCAGCCGGAAGTTCCCCGGTCAGTTCAGCGAGCTTATCCAAGTCCGCCGCAAATTGTTCAATGTTGTTGTCGTCAGGCATTATTGTCGCCTCAACTTGAGAATGTAGATGGCCGACACCGGGTCTTGAACGACGCTATAAACGTCCCACTTTTTCCCGTTTATGGTCACATTGTCCGTGTCATCAATCTTCTGCGAAGTGTAACCGGCCTTTTCCACATCGGCTTGTTGCATTATGACCGCACCCATCCGGTACTGGGTTTCGGTCAGCTGCGCAGCGGTGTCATCGTAAAACATTCCTGGAATTGTGATCGGCGCGATAGGGCTTGAAGCGAGGACGTCATTGACAGGGTCGTAAGCGCCAAGCTCCGGCTGAAGTTCGACCGTGACTTGGCTGATTGCATCCGGCGCAATGGTTCTGAACGCAACTGCCGCCGCGTCGCGGGCAATCTTTTGCAGTTGCATCAGACCGTCCTCAGGACGCGGGCTGGACCTTCGCCGTAGCGTGGCACGCCAAACGGCGAGAGAAGCCGCTGTACTTCGTCGGTGATCGGCTGCAGCCGATTCTTCATTGCGTAGTTGAAAGTCATGCTGATGGCGTTCTGGCCAAGACTGAGGGCGTTCAGGGCGTTTGGATCCATCTGCACCATCCGGTCGGTCAACAGCATCATGTAGGCTTGGAGCGCGGTCGCGTCCATGATCGGCCACGGCACCTGATATTCCGTCCAATACTCCGGCCCCCAAAACATCAGCCGGCCGCTTAACGGGTTCCAACCGCCAGCTCGGTCGCGGCGGGTGATGCCGTAGCGCGGGAACTGCAACTTCTGGAAGCCAGGGCCGGTGTTGATGTTGTCGGCTCCGGCGTAAGTCATCCAGCCGTCGAAGGTGAAGTTGGAGTCAATCGTGCGCGTGGCCGCAATGATCGCCTGGCTTTTCAGATCGGTGCTGGCCGCGCTCCATACCGTCTGGTTCAGCGTTCCGATGTGGTAGTTGTCGGCGTAAGGAACATCGCAATAGGCGTTGGCGTTCGGAACACCGCTTCCGTCCTCAACGATCAGCGTTACGGTTTGGGGCGCGGGCGTTGGAGGGGCTGCTGGAGTAATGGTCGGCGGGTTCATGGGTTCGGTTCCTCCTTCTTATGGTTCACGATCCCGCGTCCGGCAAGTAGAGTGGTGAAACTGCCGAGCAAGGTCGTGCTCATCGCCACCAGCCCGGTCAGGGCTTCCACGTTCTGCGTCTCATGGAAAAAGACCGCGCCAGCCAGCACCAGCACGCAAACGGTCAGGAGAATGGAATAGCAGATGATGATGAAAGCGAATACGCGCTGCTCATGCCGTTCCGGTAGCACTTTTTCCCACACACTCACATTCCTTCAACCACAACTAAAGTCGTCGTTTGGTTGCTCGGAGCAATGCAGTCAATTTCCAAAGTGTGCAGAGCCGATCCGTCCAATTTGAAAATCGTATCTTGCGGGACATACATCCCGCCGTTGACCGCTGCCGGTTGGCCTTCGCCCAACCAAATGTCGCCAGTGATGGGCTGAATCCGACACCAGCGCCGATTCGGATTCGCCGCCAGCGCAACGATATTTGTCTGTTTGGCAGTTACAACCGTTGTCGTAACAACGGTGGCTATGTTCGGGGCGAGCGGCCCCGCCTGCATCAATTTCAGTTGCTTTTGCTCTGTCTGAACAGAGCTATCGCCCATCTCGGGCAAAAGCGTCTGGAAAACTACTTCAGCCATTTTATTCTGTCGCTAATGGCTCAGGAGCATTGGACGGAAGAGTGCCCCATTGCGCCTTGAAGTTTTCAATCATCACCTTGAGCTGCTTCTGCTGGACATGAACCGCGCTGTCGCCAACTTCGGGCAGAAGGGTTTTGAACAGCATTTCCTTGGTGTCAGCTGGCGGCGGCGGCTGGTCGGGCGGCTTGGCCATGTTTTAGCCGCTGCAAGAGGCAATGGCGAACGAGATTTTCAGCGTCCCGTTCAACGCCGCCGATGCGTGCCGGTTGTAGAGTGTGACTGTGAACGATCCAGCTCCAGGCGTGACCAGCTGAATGTCTGGGATTCCGGCGGTGTTTGTCCCTTGCGACAAGCTCGCGCCGATCACGCAGTTCGCGGATGTCACCTTATTGTTGGTAACGGTCAGCGTGTAGGTCGAACCGGCTACGGTGGCCAGTGATTCGGTCGTGATCGTGCCCGCGCTCGCGTTAAGCGTGGCTGCGCCCGATACCGCCGTGGCCGTGGCGTAATCCTGATACTTCGCCTGGCCTAAGCCAATCTCTGGAACAAGTAATAAAGCCGCCGACGCAAATAGCGTGACAGCTGTGATTAATCTGAGTTTTTTCATGGTGTTTGGTTGTGTGGGTTGTTTGGTTAAACTGATCCTGTAATTGTAACTGGCGCTTCGCCGACCCAGGACGAACCTTGCGGAAGTCCGGCTTTGGCTGACGCCGCCGACGCAAGTGAGCCGACTGAGGGCGGGAAATAAGATCGGTGTGCGACCGGCGTCCCGTTGCGGCGGTTGCGGTTGCGCTGGCCGATGGTCTTGGCCATTAGCTGCGCGTTAGTAAGGCTTGGGTTGCCTGGATGCGTTGTCAGCCGGATAAAGCCGGTTGGCGGCGGCTCGGGCCGTGGATACTTGACCGGCGGTTTAAGCGGCGATGGGCCGCCTTTCTGCGGCAGGTTCGGCGGTCGTTGCAGGTTATTTCTTGCCATATTGTGTTTGCTCCATCATGTCTACCGGGTCCGTGATTTCGTTGTAGGGCGCGGTTTCGGTTTGGTCGATTATTCCGCTGGGGTCTTCTGCGGGCGTCGGATTTCTTTCTCCTGGCTGGCGCGAAGTTTTGGATGCTAATAGCATAAAAGTTTTGCTGGCGTGGTTGGTGTCCATGCCCGTAACCGATCCTGGCTGGTTTGATCCGCAGTTCGCTGGATTCATGTTGTGCCTTTCGTTGGAATTTCCTGAGGATTAAAGCGGCCAAGCATTTCCTGCAACTGATTTTGGTTCATCCGCTGGCCGCGCTTCAACTCCTGATCGGCCTTTTTCTGATCTAACGCTTTCTGCCGCAACCGCGCCGTTACTTCCTTGGCATGGATGCGTTGCAGTTCATTCTGTTCCTTCTGTTCCTCCCTAGTCCGCGGTGCCCATATCTTTGGGTTGCGCTTGCGGCGTTGCATTTCCAGCCGCTGCACAGGATTGGGATTGGGCATACTGCCGCTCCGGTTTGCGAAGTTCGGTCGTGTCATTCGGTAACTCATAGTTTTGTTAAGCGGTTAGGGGTGTGCAGACAGAAACCTTTGCCTGCACACCCCGCTTCACTCGCGCCTTACTTTCTCTTCCTACTATCTTCGTGCGTCGGTGCGCCTCCTTGCGACGGCGCAGGTTGCTCCTTGACCTTTGGAACAACCGCTTTGCTTTTGACCTTGCCGACAACCGTGTCGTCGGTTTCGGCCGAGTCGGTCAGCGCGTCATCGTATTCCTTCTTCCTCGCGTCCAAAGCCGCCTGCGTTTTCTCGGCGAGCTGCTTTTGGAGTTCCGCTTCAACTTTTGGATCCTTTGCTGGTGTTGCTTCTGCCATAAATTTCCCTCCTCCTTAGCTTAGAATGACGTTGTGACGAAGCCTGACCATCCGAATGTTCTTCTGGAAGTACACTGGGTTCCAGTTGGATGAGTTGGCAAACTCCGAATCCTGTGGTGACAGGCCACTCATAACCGCGCCGAGCCATTTCACACCACGCGGGTGCAAGATGAACCGCCTCCGGTTAATCATCACATTCTGGCCAGCCAATGGCACACGGGTGAATTCCGTCTGCCACGTTCCGAACCCGCCCTCGACTGGATTGTCGATCAGTGATGCACCCCACGCGAACGCGCCGCGTCCGAAGATGAAGGTGTCATACCAAGCGTTCGTGTTGACGCCCTGCGGCATGTTGTCATCGACAATCACTTCCAACCCCTGGAATACGGTGATCGTCTCACGCGCATCCGAGACCGGGATGAAGTCGATCAAGTCCTGCATAAGCAGGGACGACAGCACGACCGAGTGGACTGCCATCGCGACCAGCTTTCCGGCCGCATCTCCAAGCAGCTGCTTGGTATTGATGAAGCTTTTGCCGGTCAACGTGTTTGCCGCCGCGACTGTGCCAGCCGTCGAGATGTCCAAGGCGTTGGTGGCCGCGACGGGTCCGCCCACCGCAAAGACTCCATTGAGCTGGTTGATTAGTGTGTGCTCGTGGTCACGCGCCCAGTAATCAGCGACCAGATCGCCGATCTCTGCCATTGGGTCCGCGCCCGAGAGGTAACGAGCAAGATCGTTGGTGCTCCATGCGTCGCCGCGATTGTTAATCACGCAAACGTCGGTCTGCGTCCCGATCTTCTTCGTCACCAGTGAAACGGTATCGCTCAAGACTTGCGAAGCGCCCGTGATGTCTTTCCAAAACGGCATCTGAGCCGTTTGACCGCCGCCTGCGGCAATCTCATTGAACGCTGCGTCCGCCTCGATGATACCCGATTGAAAAAATGCCGTCAGCTCTGGCGTGCGCTCTACAACGTAGGGCACGAAGATCTGCGGCACCACCACATCTGAGACAAGCGTCTGCGCGCCGCCAAGAATCTTCCTGGCCAGCTCACGCGAACCGGTTGCCCATTTGCGGTTGCCGAGTCTGAGTGCTCGGCGAACGGTATCGAGTTTCAAGGTGTGTTTCCTTTGGGTTGCGCTGGCAACCACTAACACCACCCGGAGTCAACGCTTGCCAGCAAAATTTTCTCTACTGGTCGCGACTCTCACTGAGTGTCGGGTTATTCGCTCTCCGGCCTGCCACTGTCAGGCCATCCTGCTTTCACCACAGCAAGTCACTGACTTGCGCCTACGGCGGGACTTCTAAGCCCGCCAAAAAAACAATGCAAATAAAATCTTTTAAGACTTCATCACCATAGAGTGAGTACTAGCAACGTGACCGAAAGCATGGCCAACCTTCGTTGCGTGACGAGAATTGCTCGTGCTTTGGTTCTGCATGGAGCTTGACCTTCCTTTCGCCGCCATCTTTTGGAATCTTGCCTTGCCGTATTTTGCTCGACCCGCGTTGGCCGCTGCGCCAGGTGGAACACCCGATGCGACCAAAGCTGCGAATCGACCGCCGCTACCAAGTCGTGGTTTTGCCATGCGCGAGTTTTGCCCCGCGCTGACAAAAGTCAAGCTGGAAGCCGCGCTCTCAGGTTGTGGCTGCGCTGCGCCCGCTTGATCCTGTTGTGGGTGTCCTCAACATGGCCTTCGGGCGGGCTGTGATGCAGCCGACCGCTGCCGAGCACAGGACGACTCCAACCGCCCGTAGCATAGTACGCCACGACTTGCTTTCGGGTGTAGGTTCGCCCGCTTGGGCTGCGGTATTTGCCACGACCTTTACCGCTTATCTTTGTGAATGGCATAACAATGATAGACCCTTGGATGATTCCATCCAAGGGTTGGTGGCAGGGGCGGGAGTTGAACCCGCTATCTTCTGCTTATGAGGCAGACGACTTACCGTTTGTCCTCCCTGCATTTTCTTAAACTACGCCGCCTTGGGCGGTGCCGGTTGCGTTTACTTGCGGAACGCCCGGACGTCCTGGCACATCTGTGCTGCTCGTACTCGGCTTCTCGGCTAGATCGGCTTTGGCCGACTCATCTTTCAGTTCGTCCAGCTTCTCGTTAATTTTGTCGCGCACGATGGCGACCTTGGCGATGTCGCCCTCAGCTTCCTCAAGATCGACGTTAACTTGCTCCAAGAATTCTGTGATATCTTTCACGCGCTTCTCCTTACTATTGTTGGTGTGGTTTTCTTAAACCTGACTGTGCCGATCATGTGACCAGCCGCCGCTGCCAGCCTTTCGGCTTTTTGCGGGTCTTCCTTCATGATTCGGCCTTGCTTGGTTAAATCCCATTTGTCCGGCATCCACGGGTTATTTTGCTCATCAAATCCTCCAGCGCGACCGCGATGCTGGTCGCCACCGGCTCCGGTTCCGGTTGAACTCTTGAACAGATGCTTGGAACTGTTCGCCGTCTGCTTGACCCAAGCGACAATGGTCAGGTCGTTGCCGTCGGCGTCGGTTTCCACCTGGCCATTTGTCAGCATTGCTCGCGCCCGACCGTCAACCCACTTGAACTTGTTGCGAGCGCGGTTCTTTATGTCCTCAACAGCGGTGTCAAGCAAGCCATACTTCATCGCTTCGGAAACCGCTGCATCCTCGATCATGATGCGGGCAAGCTGGTCGGCCAACGCTCCCTTCTCCGCTTCAACCGCGTCCAGCTTGGTTTTGTGCGCGCCGCGCATTTGTTCGGTCCGCTGCGCGACAAGCGTGTCGATGTCGCCTTTCTTGAAAAGTTTCTCGGCTTTCAGATCCTCGGAGCGGCCGTAGAGATCGACAATTTCTTCAACAGATAGGCCAAGCTCTTTCAGTTTTTCAATGGTCGGCTTGGCCGTTTTCCAATTGTCGAGCGTGCCTTGCGTTTCCTTACGCAACTCTTCCAGGCGTTCTTTTGGAATCCAGCCTTCGATGTCAGGCACGAACTTATTGTCGGCCTCGCGCTTGCGGTAATGCGGTTTCAGATCGGCGGGAACATCGGCTTCGTTGTCGTAGATTTTAAGACTCATAATGGCGGAGCTTGGATTCAGTTCCCAACCGCGTCAACAAAAGAAACGCGGCAAGCGTCTATGATCGCCTGCCGCGCTCTGTTCTTTAAAAGCTTCCGTCACCTGAGAAACGGAAGCCAGGAAAAATGTTTAGCCTTTAGGTGGTGACCCTCCCTGCGGTGTGCCGATCTTGCGGGTCGGCTGGCCGGTATCGGCGTGCATCGGCGGCGCCGGCCACTTCATTTTGTCCGGCGTATTGAACGGTTCAATGCCGCCTTTGACCGGAGGTTTGTCGCCGACCGGCCGGTTGGCCCTCTGCCCGTAAGGATAGACCGGCGTATAAGGATCCTGATTCTGTGGTTTGTCTGTTGGTGCTGCCATAACTTTTTTCCTTTTGGCTGCCTGACCCTTGGACGTTTTCATCCAAGGGTCAGGTCAGGGTGTCGTTCTATGTCCGTGTTTTTGCTAAACTAACCTTTCACTTTCTGTTGGAGTTCTGCCAATGTCAACGGACGATTATCCTGCTTTGTCAAATCCGTCAAGCTAATGTCGCCGTTGCGCCAGAGATCGGCAATGCCGACGCCGAGCAAATCGTTCTGGAACGAATCGCTTTTGCCTGAGAGCCATTGATCAAAGGTCTGCGCGGTCACGCCTTCGCCGTCCATGGTGGCGCGAACGCGGTCAAACTCGGCTTGGGCCTGCTCCTCGCTTAGACCGCGCTCCTCCATTGCCGCCATAAAATTGTCGTAGTAATCCTGCTGCGCCTGGTCGCTCTCCAGTTCGGCGTATGGCCGCACCACCGGAATCTGGGTCGAGCGGCAGTTGAAGTGCGCCGTCGGCCCGGGAAAATCCTTATTGTGACCGATCGGCACGTAGTCGCCAAACTTGTTTGAGTCGTTCGGGACTTCCCACATCAAACCGTCCAGCGCCATGCAAATCGGCGTGGTCCGGTTGTCGAGCACGCTGACCCATTGGATTGCGGTCAGGACGTCAGCGTTGTCGGCGTAGGTCGCGAGGCGCGTGGCGTTGGCCGCGCTGACCACGCTCGTTCTGACCAACGCTTCGGCCTGCGAGCTGGACAAATCCATGATGCCGTCGGTATAGTCGGCAGACGATGTTCCGCTGACTCGCTGCGACAGTTCGTCCACGGTTTCGCCTTGACCCAAGCCCATCCGCATCTCGCGCATGAACCGCGCCGCCAGCGATGCGTCCTGCGTCTGCCACCATTCATACGGAAACGAACCTTCAATCATCATGTTGCTGATGATATCGGTCGCGTCCTGCGGACCAAGGCTGACTTGAATCAGCGGTGCGATGATATGCTTCTCAATCTCGTTGGCGATTTGCGTGCTGGTGATGAGCACGACATTGCTCAAGTTGTCCGTAGTCGTGATGGCGATCTTGTCGTAGGCGTCGGCAATGATCTCGCGAGATTGCCTGAGCAATGATGCAAGTTGGGCCGGATTAAGTTTGCCGTAGCGCACCGTGCGATCAATCATCGTGAGCAGTTCGCTTTCAAGATCGTCTAGCTCGTTCTGGACATCGCGGTTCATTGACGCGCTGAACCGGAACAAATCAATCAGGTAGGAATTTACCTCATCGAGCAGCTTGGTTGAAAGATTGTCAGGCGGCTTCGCCATTTACTATTATCCGCTTCAGCCATCGCAATCCCGTCCGCGTCATAGCGGTCAGCCGAAAGCTGCCAACGCCTTCCTTATAGAAATACGCAAGCTTTCCGCCGCGTGCGACAACCACAACCGTCCACGGTTGGTAACGGTTGGACTTGGCCCAGCTTATCTTTCGGTGGCGAGAGTCGGGATGAATTGTGATTTTGTCGCCACCATCGACAATGGTTTTCACTTCAATGGCGTTCCGGCCAACGAGTATGTCAAAAGCGTCGGTTTGGGAAAGGCGATTGCCGCCTAACGCCCGCGCAATCTGCGCTTCACCTGACCGCGCAATACCTTTCTTAACCGTGCTCTGCGGCACATGGCTGGCCGCAGCTCGCTCAGCGCGGCTCATGGTTGATAGGCTTCTTGCGACCTAACTTGGCCTTTGGCTTGGGCTACGAGCGCGCCTGGCTTAGCTGCCGTACCGGGAGCGGGTCCACCGGGCAACGCGGCAACCTTCGGAGCGGCTTCGCCTTGTTGACCAGGCGCGGTCTTTTGCTGCGGCGCGGCGCCCATGATTTTGAGGAAGCGAGATTGGCCTGCCTCGATCAATGCCTGCTCGGCGTCCAGCGTCGTTCCAGGCGGGTAACATTCGCCTTCGTCCAGATTGTAAAAGAGAGTGTCAAAGCTGATGCCGCCAGCAATGTAAGCCGCAACAAATTGCTGCACTTCCTGTCCGGTCAGCTTTACTCCGGTGAAGTCGGTATTCAGTTCAACGCTGGCATCGGTTTCGCAATCTTTCGGCGTCGCCTTGTCAGGATTCATCCACCAGTAAATCCATTGCATGACCAACGATAGGCTTTGAGTCAGGCCAAGCGTAATCTTCATCAAGGCCGATGTCTCAGCCGTTTGCCGTAAAGCAACGGTGGCATACGCTTCAACGCCTGCGCCGCCGCCGCTTCCGCCGTAGCGCGAGTATGATTGAGTCGCGAGCATCTTCGCGCCTAACCGCGCCATTTCTTCCTTGTCGGAATTGATCGCTTGAACCAAGTGATCCAGGCCGTTGCCGGTCAGCTCGAGGTATCCGACCTTGGCGTTCAGTTCGCTGGTGCGCCAGACCGTGGTCGAGCCGAGGTAGATGTCGGGCCCCTTCATGCCGTCACCGAACCCGATGGCAAACGGCGTCGGCACGCCGATAAAATGGATCGCGTTGCGGTAATCCGCGCTCGTCTGATACATGGCGATGTTGATTGCCGCCATGCCTTCCAACGGCGGGCGCGTAATATCCCACTTCGGCCCATCCGTGCCGTGCGGAACTACGGGTATGTCAGGCAACGGAAAGCCGTTTCTGGTTGGAAACATTTGGTCAACCCTTATGAAGGTAATTTTGCCTTGCCCGACTCGGCCGCCTGCGGCCACGGGCGCGGGTCCGGTGCCCGCCAATCGGCCAGTCGCGGGTCCAGGCATGGCGTGGCCGGTTGCGCCAGTCACGGACGCTGAGGATGCGCCTTCGCTTTGCAGCTTTCGCCAAAGCGTGACCTGCACATACGGATTATCATCAGCGTCGAAGAGCAGCTCGTACTCGCGCCATTGGTGGTAAAGCTTCAGCGTGTATTTGTCGCCGGGAATATCGGTGCCGCCGACATCAATGTAATTGTCCACCAGCTCGTGCAGGATAAGGTGGGTCAGCCGCATCTTGCCGTTGATTCGTGAAACCTTCCAGTTGAGCACGTCCTCGGCCTCATACTGAATGATGAACGCCCGATCCTCATCCTCGTCAAAGTCAATCAAGGTAATCAGCCGGCCTTTGGCAATAACCTGCTTGGTCGTGTCTTTCATTTCATCATACCACGACCGGCCGCCGAGCGTGGCGTCGTTCAGGAACATTTGCATCGGGTCGTCGCTCGGCTCGTCCAAATCTTCCGGCGTCAGGTCTGGGTCTTTGCGAAAGATAAACCCAACCAACGCTTCAACCGTGCGGCTCGTTCCCTCAAAGAATGTGGCGCGGTTTTTGTATTGGATATACTCGGCGTCGTTCTGTTTGGAGAGTTTCGGCAAATAGGCGATGCCGGAATCTTTGATCGACCGTTCGCCGCCCATGATGTCGGTCATCCGTTTCCACGACTTCCACATATAGTCGTAGTCGGGCGATGTGGTATCAACGGGCATACTCGGTTTCCGTCGTAACTGGCAAGAGACTTAGCGCAGCACCAGACATAGATCAACTGGGTTTTGGCCGTTTAGCTCTATGCCCTCGATCTCGTCCAGGCGTTCGCAGGTGACGCCATCAGGGTTGTAGATTCGTCCGTGCTCGCTCACAACCCAATGCTGCTTGAACCCTTTTGGCTGGTGCTCAAGGTGAACATTCAGAATAGCTTTTGGATAGCTCTGCCATCGCTTTGGACTCGCCACAACTCGTAAGCGAAAGCCAAAGAACCTTAAGCCGATGGAGAGGTCAACACAGTTTGTTTCGCCTGTTTGCCTGGTCGCAATGATCGCATCATCCAATGTCACGCCAGCCACCGTTGCCACACACGCTTGACCGCAAAGATGGCTCCAAGTCCGGTCGCGCAAAATGATAATCTGAAGCGCGGTCAACTGAATCAATCGGCGGACATCGCGCTCACTTCGCGGCTGCACGACGAGCTTCATGGAATCGCCTCGCTTCATTGTCACGGTTCATCTGTTTACATCGCATCGTTGCCACTTTTGCGCCAGCGGCCAAGAATCGGGCTTCTGACGGCACGAAGTAAGTCTTGCCATTGAACGCCTTGAAAACATCAATGTAGGCTTGGAGCAGCGGCGACATTATCTTTTTGCCCGTGATGATGATTGCGCTCCGCGTGCCATACTTTTTGAGCAAGCCGGTCAACAGCATCTTATCTTCGCGGATGTAGGAAGAGTGGTCGGAGTGCGCTCCATCTATGCAAATGCTCGGCACGTGCTTGGGCAGGGCGTGGCGAAAGATCAGTTCGCTGATGAACGCATTGTAGTTCGGCAGCACATCAAACCCGCTCGTTTGCGCGATCACGGCGAGCTCAAAGTTGAAGAGCGCCTTCTCCAACCGCTTCTCAAACGGTTCTCCATACCAGGATGATGCGTCCATCATCACCACGCTTTTGATGCCGTAGCGCCGCAGCTTTTGCAGATGGCGATAGTAAGTGAACGGCGTGTAAGTAATTCGGTAATCCCACTCGTAATAGCAGGGCAATACTTGGCTCGGTTTGGCGAGCCGCCTTATCCTCAGGAATTGGGCAGGCGATATCTGCGAAGCCGAGCAAATGACGTAATGAAACCCGTCTGGGAAATACCCGCGCTTCGTGCTGATCCGGCCTACGGGCGTGTCAATCTTGACCAGCCGATCGGTTAGCCGTGGGATTTTGCTGGGGTCGATGTTCCAGTTTGGGAGACGCCCTCTTTGTATGATCTCCTGCCACGACTCGGATCGAGTTTCGCTTTGGGATGAAAGATGTGATGGCATCTCGGGCATTCTACGATGTTGTGATTCACCGGGTCAACTTCGCTGATGTTCATCTCAAGCGGCTTGTCCTCATTGCCGGTGGTTGTCTTGCCCGCCTCAGGCGACGGTGGAAGTTCCCACGCTTCAAAGCCCCACTCCAAAAGTTCGGGGATATCAAAATGATCGGCCAGCTCGTCGAAGTCCCATTCACCCGTATTCTTGTTCAGACGAATGTTCAGCTCGCGCTCGCGCTCGAGGTCGAGCGAGACTTCAACCGTTGGCAGTTCTTTCAAGCCAACCGCCTTGGCAATGTGGAGCCGGTGATTGCCGCCGACCACAATATCCTTTCGCTTCGGGTGAACATTTACAATGATCGGGTCAACAAATCCGAACTGATCAATCGAGTTCTTCAAGTGCTCGTATTGATGCTCGGTCATTTGGCGCGGGTTATACTCGCACTCCTTTAACTCTGCAATTTTGCGTGGAATAATGGTCAGCTGCGCTTTTGTTTTCATAACTTCATCCGTTTGCCGTTCAACCGGAACTGAAAGCCTAACTCTTGCATCTTCGCAAGGATAATCTGGTGCGGCACGCTCACGCTTTCGGTTGTGTAAACGCCGGGAACGGTGATGCCACGGTTCCTGACCGCGATGGCAATCTCGCAGCCAGGAAACGCCGTGTCCACGTTGCAGCCATACTGCTCATAGCCTTTGATCGGCGGCACCAAACATTCCATCAGGTAATGCGGAGAGTCGTTCTTGCCCCAAGTTTCAACCCAGAGCACCTCGCTCTCTTTGTAGCAGCGCGGGAACTTAATCTGTTTGCAGACTGCAGTGATGAAATCGCACGGATGAATCTCGACATAACCGGAGTCGGATACCATGTCGATCACCTTGTTCCGGTTTAGCCCGACTTTGATGAGGGCGAGAATAACGTCGAGGCTATGCTTGGGAAATCCGGCGTAAAACTTAACATTCTTGACGCCGAAGTAATGGTGATGAGTCCACGGTTCGGGGTGCGGGATTGCGTAAACCCGTTGCTTGCCAACGAGCGGGAAGTCTCGCTCAAAGGAGTCGCTCAACGGTTTTATTCTTTTAATCCTGCCGTTGACCATGATCTCGGGCGATTGCGACAGTTCATACATCACCACGAACAAAAAAAAGGGCGGCACGAAGTCCGCCCTGTTTGAATCCCAAGCAAAGCCGGTTTCAACCCGCTCTACATCATGAAGGAATTCGCTGAAGTAAAGCCACTGCATCATCAGTCCGCCAATGCCAGGAACGGATCCGCAGCCAATGATCGCGGTCAGCCCAGCCTTGTTGAACTCATTGTTCCGCCGCAACCGTTTCCGCGTGTCTTTCAAGCTGCAACCGAAGTCAATGTGATGAGCATGGCGCAGAAGACAAGCGTCGAACACGTTGTCGTTGTAGAAGTCGTCCGCGCAGTTGATCACTACCGCGCCCGGACCGGCCGCAGAGATTGTGTCGGCGATTTGCGTGGTGTAGCGATGGTCGCAGTAACGGAAGGATGCTTGATGGTCTGGATGCTCGGCTATTTCCTTGGCAATGGTGTCGCGGTAAACATCGCTCGTCAGCACGCTGTAGCCGGACTTGAGCAGGTATCGGGTGCAGAGCACGCCGATCTGACCGTCAGCCCCGAGGATGCAGAAGTCGTAGGTCATACTGATACCTCGCTGACCCTTGGATGGAATCATCCAAGGGTATCTTTCGCTGCAAGTAGGGGCTGAACCAAAGGTAATAGCGCCTTTGCAATTCTCTCAGCTTCCAATCATTGCCGATGATCATTTTCCGACAGTTGATGCAGCCGCAGCGACACTTCATCCGAAAGAATTTGGCCGACTCGGACATGGCATAGTCGAAAGTAATTTCTTCTCCTGGCAAAATTGGTCGCATCGCCGCGAGCCGGAGCGATGAAACAAAGCCGCAGTTCGGAATGCAAGCGTGGTTGATCCAATCCGATGCATCCTGCTCGTCATCATTGAGCGCGGCGAAGAATTGCCGCTCATTGATCTGGATGAGGTAATCTTTGCCCGACCTAAAAAGCCGCCGCGCCTTGGTCAGGCCAATGATTCGGCCAACCGGCGGTTCGGCATCAATCCAGTCAACAATCAGTTCGCCTTCATTGATTAGGCTTCGGGCGAACACGCCGCGACCATTGCGCGACTCTCCCACTTCACACTTTGGATTAATCATTGGTGATAGTTTCTGGAAAGCCAACCAGCCGGCGACCACTTGTCGAACTCGTTGTAATTGCAAAGCAATTCCTCGCCAACATTAATGTCGCGAGTTGCTACGGTTGGCTTTTCTATTTCCCCATCCTCAATGAGAGTGGCCGTGTTCGGCGCGGACGAGTGGTTCATGTAAATGCTGGCATCATTCGACCAGACCCATTTGCCAGTGTGCCGCGACAAATAGCAGAAGTGATGCAAATACCGCCTCAAGCGCAGCTGATAAGTGCGGACGAGGCGACAGTCCAGCTGGCGATCTCCGGCCGCTTCGCTGAACCGCCAGATGATTGTGCCTTTCGGGATGAACTGATCGGCGAACACGCCACGACCATGAATCGGGCTTTGCTTGACCACGGTTTTAACCAGCAACATACCCCGACAAGCTGAAGCAGCTCATGGCTTGGTGATTTTGGCCCAATGTGTGACACGGCGATAACTATCTGCCCGCGCTTTGGAGAGATGCGGCACCTTATCCCAGTGAGCGAAACCCCAGGCGGGGCCGCCATGCCCATCCCAGTAAACAAAAACCTGGTTGTCCATCTCCGGTTGGGCATCGCCTACTTCCGGCAGCCTTTCGTCCGTGCTAATCCACATACTCATAAGTCCAAGTCGTCCTTGCCGTTTTTCTTCAGTTCATCTTCCATTTTGTTCATGGCGTCATCCATTTCCCGCCACGCCTTGTCACCAGAATGTTTGAGCAACGCCCAAGTTGTCACGCCAACTGCGGCGAGGAATATCCCAAGTGCAATCTCAAGCATTGCGCACCTCCGTTGCCAGACTCAGCTGCATGTGGTGATGCGAACAGAAGCGGAGCATGTCGAGCGTGGTTTCAAACCAGCGACCGCAGCGCAAGCACTTCCGCTCAAAGGTCTGCTTCCCGAACTGGTAGTAGTTGGGATGCGCTTCCTCAAAGCTTTGGTCGGTTTCGCTTAGCGGCTTTCTTTTTAGCGCGGCGTTTCTTTTTTCTGATAGTTTCATTTGTCAGGTATTTCTCAGGCTGGCTTTGTTGGAGTTCGCGCACCACGTCCAGCCCGCTCCGTGATTGCGCTTGTTGGAAAGAAGTCAGAAACGGCATCACTTCGGTTTGCGGTGCTTGACCGCGTTCGGGCAGGTGACGAAGTGCGAGCGATGCTTCTTCGCATCGAACACGACATCGCCCGCTTCGACCGTCTCAAAGTCGATTGGCATTTTCTTGCCAGCTTTGGTCGGAAGAAAGATTATCGCCGCGCCGCAACTCCGACAGAGCGGCGTCTGCGTTGTTGGTTGTATTTCCATATTCTCATTGCTTTAACTTTAACCGCTGGCCGCAGTAGGGACAATAGGTTATTTGCTTCCACTTGTGGACGCGCATGATTGCGGTGGCGAAGTGGCGCAGCTCGTCGTGCGTCATTACTTCATGCAAAGATTTCAGTTCACATTCTTTCAGGTGATCCATGAACGCTTCGTTTCTCATTCGTTCTGACATTTGTCGAAGCCTCCGGCCCGAAGCGCATCCGTCAAGCGCGGCTTCACCTTGTCGAAGAAAATCTCCGGCAGCTGGCGGATGTAGTCGTGCTTCTCGATGGTCAGCATGGTCGCCTTGATTGCTTCGGTTCGCTGCTCGTGCGTGAGATCCTTGAACGCCGTGCCGGCCGATTTGTGCAGCCGCGCCATGTACTGATTGTCAACGTGGATCAGTTCATCCCACAGTTCGGTTGGAAACTCGGCCAAGTAGCGGACGATGAGGTCAACCTGCTTGATGATGTTGGCCCGCTGATGGTTGTCCTGAATGACGGAGCGGAACATCTCGATCCGTTCCGGCGTCATCTCGCTTCCAACGGCATCGGAGTGCTCGCGCTTCGGCGCGCCGCAGACCGCGCATGGCGGGTCGATCCCGATCAATATCTCGGAGTCGTGGTCAGGCTGGTAGCCGGTGCATTTGCTTTCCTCAAGCAATTCGCCTGTTTGGATTGCAGGGGCATTTTGCCTTCCTTTGCTGAGTCGCTCATAAAACTTGACTGGCGACCAGCTTATGAATTTCTTGGCCTTATTTCCGCAGTTTTTGCCGTTAATGAACGGAATGGTGAGGATTAAGGCAACGGCCAGCACCAGGATGACGGTCAAGCTGAAGATGGAGATTGCGATCATTTTCTTATTCTCGGCCACCAGCGACCATGATGCTTTGGCTTGCGCTCGCTGATCGGTTCATCGGTTGGTTTAAGTTCATGCGGCCAGTAAATTGGCGGTTGCGGTTTGTGGGTAATCCGGTATAAACCATCCTTCATGACATTGCACCACATCTTGCTCATTGCGGCGATTGTTTTGATTGGCTTGCAAGCCTTTGGCGTCAGCCACCCACGGATATCCTTTGGCTGGCTTGGCTTGGCCTGTTTCATCGCATCCTTCCTGATTCTGCGATCATAACCCGTTTTTAGGACGTTATTCCCCGCGACCAGGATCGCGCCAGAATCGTCCTGATATACGGTTTGGGTCAATGTCGCACCCCCCCCTATAAAGCGAGGTCCATTTGCCGCATCTTGGCGCATGAAATGAACTCTTTCTCCTGCTTCGGCCAACGGTACGGCCACATCGTGCCGGTCATGGTCGGCCAGCTTCCCCATGTTTCCAGCGAAAGCGAGTTGCCGTGCGTGACCACGCCGGGCGCGCCGCACAGGGTGAGCTGGATGTAAGCCATCTGACAGCAACGCCGGTCAACATCGGTCGCTTCAAACCACCAGTGCCACGGCGCGTAGTCCAGCCGCCGCAACTCTTTGGCCATGGCGATCAGCATTGCCCCGCCGCCGACGCACGGCTCGCCCACCGTCATGCGGTGCTCAATTGTTGGCTTGCGGTCTTGAACCGTCATCTTGACCATGGCTTCGCACAGATCTTTTGGCGTCATGAACTGAGCCGACCATTGGCTGGTCACGCCTAAGACCGTGGCGACGTCGCCCAAGAAATCGTGGTACTCTTTCTCCAGCGCTCCAACCATGATGTGAAAACAGTCGCGCACACTGTAGGCGAACTCTTTCCTGCGTTTGCCGTGCTTGTTGACCGTCCGTAGATAGTCGGCTTCAACTTCCTCGCTGATCTTGCCGTGAACCAGCTTGTGCACCGGCTGATAGACGGCCGCATGCGCCATGGTCAAGAAGTCCTCAAACAGTTG